CCTCCCCCTCCGAGGCGACGCCCCCATGCCCGACCACGATGTCCCCCTCCCCGTGGTCCTGCCCGACTCCTCCTGGGTCACCCGATCCTCCCCCGGCTCCGTCGTCACCGTCGTCTCGACCAGCGACGACATGGTCACCTTCACGACCGAGCTGGGCGCCCCGAGGAACACGATGCCTCGGCAGGACTTCCAGCAACTCCATCTCCCCCGCCTGCCCCCCGACGGCCCCCCGGTGCGCGGTCGCCCCTTCCCCGCCCCCGGCGAGGAATGGACCCACCAGGGCTCCCTCTACCGCATCCTGGAGGTCGTCGGGGTCACCCGCCGCGAGGTCCGCTTCCGCCTCATCTACCAGGACCGCTCCCTCCCGAACCCCCTGCCCGTCGAGATCCTCCCCCTCACCCAGTTCCTGGCCGACGAACGCTGGGCCCTCCGCATCACCCGGAGCGTTTACGACCACCTGCTCGACGACTGAGCTAGAAGGACCCACCCCCCATGGACCTCTTCCATCGCATCTTCTGGCCCCTGGTCGCCCTCGGCCAGTTCCTCGCCGCCGCCTACCTCTACCGCTACGGCGTCATGGCCACCGTCCTCTTCGGCCTCCTCGGTATCGGCTGCCTGGTCTTCACCTGGCACGACGGGAAACCCCGGCCCGTCACCCCCCCGTGAGCGCCACGTAGCAGGCCCGGGGCCCGTCGTGGATCTGCTGCGTCACCAGGTTCACTCGGGCCCCGAGCCGACCCCGCTCCCCGCTCCCCGAAGTCCCGGAGGATGCCCGACAGCTCACCCCCCTTCCCGAGGACCCTCCCCCTCCCCCTCCCCCGCGCCCGGTCCAGCTCCTACGGCGTCCGAGCCGCCTTCATCTCCGACTCGGCCCGCTTCATCATCGCCTCGATCCGCCCGTCCATCTCCGTCGGTGCTTCCCTCGCCCTCCCCTACCCCTCCGCCCTCGCCCCGTCCACCCGTGAAGGACGACACCAGGTCGAAGCGAGGACGGAACCGCGAGGGTGGAGAGAGACAGCGCTCCTCCCGGAGCTGCTCCCGGGTCTTTCGCCCCGAGGCCAGGTCGTCCTCGTCCCTCGCTCTCGACTCCCGCTTCTCCCGCGCCCGCTGCTCCGACAGGGTCTCGCTCATTCCTTCTCGTCTTCCTCGGCCGCCTTGATCGCCGCGACCCTCTTGCCGAGGAGCTTGTGGATCTTCTCCCAGTCCTCCCGGTGAACCATCGCCGTCTCCATGAAGATCGGGTAGCCATTGACCGACCGCGGGAGCGCCGCGCTCATCGGAGAGGAAAAGCCCCCCACCTGTTCAACCTCCTACGGAAGCCACCCGTCGAAGACCCCGAAGCCGCGCGGCAAAAAGACCAGGGTCAGCATCTTCGGGTCCCGCACCTGCGTCGAAGGGTAGAGGTCCCCCGTCAAGATCCCCTGGGCCACCTCCCGGATCTTCTCCTTCGAGATCCGGCCCACCTCCCGGTTCGGCGTCCCCTGCGCCGCCCTCCAGGCCCGCGTCACCTCCCACTGGGCCTCCCGTGCCTCCCGCTCCGCCTTCGGGTCGAGAGGCAAGTCCTCTCTCCTCCGGTCGCACTCACACGGGCTGTGCAGGCACGCCCCACACGAGGGCCACTCATCCGTCTTCGTCTCCGCCGGGTTCGATAGGGTCCTCGCCTACACCGGCCGCCAACGGCTCAGGCTTCGGCCTCTTCCGCCCCGGCAGGAAGGTCAGGCCCAGGGCCGGGTCCAGCCCCTCGGCGCACCGGGTCCGCTGCACCAGGCTGAGGAGCAGGCCCACCTCCCACCTCATCCGCCGCGTGTCCACCGCCGGCTGGAGCGCCCGCCGCACCTTCCAGCTCGCCGTCGGCACCACGACCTTCACCTGCTGCCCCGTCCACTCCGCCAGCCCCCACCCCTCCGGCACCTCCGAAGGCGGGACGAGCCCCCTCGGCGTCAAGTACCACCGCTCCTGCCCCATCGCGTACTCCGCCCCCTCCCCCCGGTGCGCCTTGTGACGGTCCGCCAGGAAGTCCGCCCGCGAGACCTTCACCTCGACCATCACCGACCAGCCGTCCGCCCGCCATCCGAGGGCGTCCGGGTGCTCGCTCGTCTTCCATGACCGCGGCTCGACCCCCACCACCACGCACCGGTGCCCCCTCCGCAGCCACTTCCCCCCGATCACACACAGCTCCCGGTGACTCACGCCCTGCTCGTCGCTCATACCCCGCCCGAGTTATCGGCGTTTCACCGGAAAATGTCGCCGGGCGACCTTTTGTGCGCCCCCCTGACCCCCAGGGTTTCGCCCTTTTGGGCCCGGAAGTCCGCCGGGCCAGAAAATGCGAGCCCCACGCCCCTTCCCGGCCCTTCGATCAGGGGGGTGGGGGTGCCCTTTTCCCCGCATTTCGGCCCCCCTCACGATCAGTTTCCATGCGCCAACTGAATACGCCCCCTACCAGGGTCCCCCCTACCCGCAAAACATAGCCAAGCGGTTCTGGACTTTCTCGCGCAGGGCCCAGGGGGCCAGGGTCACCCCCGAGGGAGCGGTTCTCGGGTTTGCAGGCAGGGCGACAGGGAGGGGGCAAGGAGGCCCTGGGGTCCCCCCACGGAGACCAGGGCGCATCACCCCTCATCAGGCTCACCTTGACCCCGCCGAATCCTCGCACGGGCCCCCTCCTTCAGCCCGGGGGGCAGGAAAGAGGGGGCCACTTCCGCGCAACTCACACGGGCCCTACGCATGGCCAGGGTAGGGGTGAGTGTAGGGGGGCCGGGGCTCGATCCAGGCGCATGAGGGGCCCACGAGACCGGCGCGGGCTCCTGTCTGGCCTCCGTAGGGCCCAGCACCCCCGCATAGACAGATCACCTGGCCCCTGCGGGGCCAGTGGATGGGTCAGGTGCGGGGTGCCTCCCCTGCTCTGGGGGCCCTGCCAGCCAGCCAGCCAGCCAGCCAGCCAGCCTGCCAGCCAGCCTGGGGGCGGGTGGGGTGCCAGGGGGCCTACTCGGGGTCAGGGGGGCCCCCTGGGGAGAGGGCGAGGAGGGCATGGCGGAGGAAGGTCCAGGCGAGGAGGACGGCGAGGGGGAGGGAGCCGTGGCCCCAGGCCCAGACGAGGGCCATGGCGAGGAGGTAGGCGGCGAGGATGCCCAGGAGGGGGGCCATGTCAGTCTCCGAGGAGGAGGGCGTAGGCGGCGGGGGGCTGGTCGGGGATGTACTTGGGGGTGGGGGGCCTGGGCGCGGGGTCGGGGCGGAGGAGGCGCTGGTGGACGGAGGGGGCGGGGAGGGGTGCCCCGTCCTTGGCCTGCGGGTTCTCGTAGGTGTCGACGACGCCTTCCTCCTTGGCCATGAGGGTGAGGGGGGCGGTCTGGCAGACGGCAGCGAGGATGCCGGTGACGCGGTGTCGGAGGCGGGTTCCTCGTCGCCACTCGTGGGGGCCGTCTTGGGGGCGGGGCGTGGGGCGGAGTTCTCGGGGGTCAGGGCGACGAAGTAGGGGGAGGGTCCGACCTTGCTGTGTTCGGAGGGGGCAGGGGAGGGCGCGGGGCGGTCCAAGGCCATGAGTTCGGCGAGGCCGCCCTGGAGGGGGAGGGGTTCGGACTCACCGCGTTCGAGGTAGCGGGCCATGTCGTAGACGGCGCCGGGGGAGAGATTCACGTCCCGGCCGACGCGCTGGCAGAGGGCCTGGCAGATGCGGAGGGCGTAGAGGCGGAGGGCGACCGTAGGGAGGTAGACCTTGTCCTCGGTTCGATTGGCCCGATGGAGCCGGTCGAGGTGGCGGAGGGCCTCGGCCATGAGGCGGCGGATGAAGAGGGGCAGGGACAGGGTGGTCTGACCGAGCCGCTGCACGAAGGAGTCGCCGAGGAGGGGCATCCGTTCGCGTATTCCCTGGGCCCGGTTGGCGTAGACCTCGGGGGGAAGGGCATAGAAGTCCAGGATGGCCGCGAGGGTGTGGGAGGCGGGCTCCCTGGCGCCGGAGAGGAGCTTGTCGGCGACGAGGACCTGGGGGCTGGGGGAGACGCCGAGCCTCCATGTCCTCGTGGGCGACGACGCGGGCGGCGAGCTGGAGGAGGGGGGAGTCGGGGACGGGCTGCCTGGGGGAAGGTCGCCAGAGGCCCTGGCGACGGAGGCACTGGGCTGCCGATCGGCAGAGGGTGTGGAGGGCTTCAGGGAAGGGCCTTGACCGGGAGCGGTAGCGGGCCCGGAAGAGGGTTTGGAGGGCGTCCCTGTCCCGATCGACGATGGGGTCGTGGAAGGTCTCGTAGGGGGCAACGTGGGGCATGGCCTGGACTACACCGCGCCTTGCCCTCGGGCTCAGCCTCCGAGGTAGCCCGTGATCTGGACGCAGCATCCGACGGAGAAGGGGCCTTCGTCTTCGGACACGGAGTGGACGACCAGCCCTCCTGTGTGGGCCTGGACGCGGCTGGCGGTGCGCTGGAGGAGGGCGACCAGCTCGGCCTTCTTGGAGCCCGAGTGGGTCTCTTCCCATGTCCGGGCGTGGGCGGAGGCTTCGTCGCTTCACGGCCGGGTCAGGTGGGCGAGGCGGACGAGTTCGATGGCGCCTTCGAGTCCGGCGTCGAGGAGACGCTGGCAGAGGGCTTCCTCGTCATGGGCCAGGCGGTACGGGTCCGTGAGCCGGGTCCAGACCTCGATGAGCCTGGGGATCGGGTCGCCGGGGACGGGGGAGGGCCGTGAGGCTTCGGGGAGGAAGTGGGCGTGAAAGATGAAGTGGGCAGCCTCCGTAGGGTAGTAGAGCCGGAGGCTGTAGTCGGCGCTCTGGTAAAGACCGGAGGTGCCGTCCGAGAAGAGGGTGGGGCGGGTGTCGACGGGGAGGCCGGCGGCCTGGCGGGCCTGGCGAGCGGCGAGGACGGCGGAGCAGGGGACGGGTTCGGTCATGGTCCTGGGCTACACCGGAGTTTGATCGGGCATGAGGGAAGCTCTGATCAGCGTCCGGCTGTTCTCGTCGCGCGACGAGGTGGAACTCTCCCCGGATCTGCGGGTGGCCGTGGTGGGCGAGGAGAAGGAGACCGAGCGGTCCACGGAGCCGCACGCGGTGCTCTCCCGGGATGCCTCGGACGTGGAGGTGTCGGTGGCCCTTGCGCTCCGTGGGGCCACGGGCATCCGTTTGACGACCCTCGGGGCCTGGCGGGAGGGGTGGGGGTGGGGACCTGGTCTGGGTCCAGAGGGAGGGCGCCGAGGAGGGCCAGGCGGTGTGGGAGCGGGTCCGGGTGCTGGGGGTGCCGGGGGAGTGGTATCGGGACGGGCGCCGTGGGGGCGCGAAGTGGATGGACAAGGAGGCGGGGGACGTGTGCGTCGAGAAGCTCCGGGCCCTGTCCTTGCGGAGGAGGGCCCTCGACGGCGACGTGCCGACCAAGGCGGTCATCCTCTCGCACTCCCGGCAGCACGAGGGGGATCCGCCCTTTCAGAACCAGGTTTACCCCGAGCACAGGCTGCTGTGGCTCGGGTTGCGGTCGATGTCGGGCTCCTTTGCTGACCCGTGGCATCGGACGATCGACGCGGTCCTGGCGGGGGCGGTCTGCCTGCTGGCCCGTCCCCGGAGCGCGAGCCCTGGCCCGCGGGGCTCGGCTGGATCACGACCCGCATCGTGGACCCCTGAGCCGGTGTAGGGGGAGGGGATGAGCAAGCCCCCTCCCCCTGACCCCCAGCCCTGGGTCCGCCTCCCCGGGGCGACCCCGAACGATGACCCGGAGAGCGACCGCGAGAGGGACATCCACCTCGCCATGGCCGTCTACGGGCGGGAAGGGAAGAAGGGGCCCCGCCTGGTCATCGCCATCGAGCCCGGGCTCAAGGACCTCCGCCTGGCCACCTTCCACGATCCCTTCACGGTCTGCGTCCAGGGGGCCCGGTGCTGATCACGGACGCCCGCCGCACCGAAATCCAGGACCTCGCCCTGCGGATCGACGAGGCCCTGGCCCGGCAGGAACAGATCCAGACCCTCCGCCGCGACGCCGAAGAAGATCAGGTCAAGGCCGCCGAGGAAATGAAGGCGACCCGCGCCCGCATCCTCGTCGGCCCCTGCGACCATCCCCCCTTTGCCCGGAGCCGGGTCCTCACCGGCTTCTGCCACCTCTGCGACCAGGAAATCGAATGAATAGCTGGACCCACCGTGACGTTCCGCCCTTCGGAACGAGCCTCAACCTTCACCCCAAGTCGCTCGCCGCGTACACCCTACTGATGCACCTGCTCGTCTTCGGCCGATCCTGGGGCAAGCCGCGCTACTGGGGAGCCGAGGGGGAGGTCACGCCCGGCGTCGTGTCACCCACGCCGGACCGGCGCTTCTCCGGGGAGACGGCCCCGGGCCTCCTCCGGCGCATCACGAGCTTTTCCGACGACAAGCGCAAGACCGGGCTCAAGGTGGCCATGACGGGCCACGTCCCGACCGAGACCATCCTCCCCTTCCAGAGGTGGGCCTACCCCGGCGACTTCCGCTTCCACGAGGCCAGCGTCTGGCTCCCCGGGACCGAGCAGCCCACCGACTTGCTGTGGATCACGGCCCAGATGAGGGAGGGTTCCCACGCCATCCGGCGCGACAAGGAACGCCCCCTCGCCTCAAACGCCAGGTGGGTCATGGCGCGACACGCTCCCGCTCATCCTCGAACACGGCCGTCGTGGACGTCCCCTGGCCGAGCTGGGCGGGGCCCTGCTCCAGCTCCGGCATCCCCTGGAGGTAGAGGGCCATCACCTGCCGCAAGGGTCCCATGAGGGCGTCGGTGACGACGTCGCCCACGCCGGTCATGGCCCGGACCCGCAGCTCCCGGGCCAGCCGCTCGACGCGGGGGTCGGTCAGGGGCATCGCCGACAGGCCCAGCGAGAGGATGCTGGCGAGCATTGCCCCCCCGATCTCGGTCTTCATGAAGTCGGCGACCTTGCCTCGGAGGGCGTCGTCGTCCGGCCCGAGGTGGCGGGAGACCAGGGCGGCTCCCGGTTCCTGAACCATCTTGACGAACTGGGAGGCGGCCGTGCGCCACGCGGCGTCGTGGGCGTCCCGGTTCAGGGTCGTGAGGGCCCTCTGCGTCGTCGTGGGGGCGGTCTGTCCGTCCGTGGTTCCGTTGGGTTTCTGCGTCGCGGTCTTCTGATCCTGGGCCATGTACTGCTCCTTGAATGCCTGGGTTTGACTCGTGCTGCCGGAGTCCCTCATGCTCGCGATCAGGTCAGCCGGGGGCATCTCCTGCGTGAGCGCCGTGGGCGGGGCGGGGGGGACAGGTTGCTCTACACCAACAGGTGCCGCGATCTTCTTCGGGCTCATGTCGGCCTTCTGCTGCGTCGGGCCCATCCGGTGGAAGGTCCGCAGGCTGGCGATCATGGACCGGTGCTTGTCCTTGATGAGCCTGACCCAGTGCGGCCCCACCGCCGCCCGGAGCTTGTCCCACTCGTCCACCAAGCGCATGGCGGTGGCCTTCGCCGTCTCCTTGCCCGTCGCCTGCGTCTCGGGCAGGACCGCCACGTCCAGGAACTCCTGGGACCGTTCATAGAGGATCCGGAGGTCCTCCCTGGACTGCTGCTCGGCCGAGCGGGCCCAGGGGAGCTTCTTGGCCTCGTCCTTCGCCCGCGCGGGCTTCGGGGCCGGGGGCATGGCGGCGGGGATCACGCCCCCCTTGGCCATGAAGCGGCGGAGGGTGGTGAGGTGGGTCCGCTGGTTGTCGTTGAGGAGCGTGGGCCATTGCTGGTAGTCGACCTGGTCGACCGACACGCGCAGGTTGTCCCACTTCTGCAAGAGCGTCAGGCCCGCGGCGGCGTCCCCTCCCGTCGTGAGGAGCCGCTCCGTGTCCGCCGTCAGCACGACGATCATCTTCCGGGCGATGTCCCAGTCGTGGGGCGGCGGCGCGGTCTCCGTGCCCTCCTCGGGCTCCGGGAAAGCCACGTCCATCTCCTTGTCGATCGCGCTCGGGACGGGGACCGCCTGGTCTTGCTTCGCCCACTCCTTCCACATGGCGTCGCTCTCTGGAGTCCCAACGGCCGTGGACGTGCCCGTGTTCCGGGTGTCCCACGCCCGGAAGGTCGCGATCAGGCGCCGCTGCTGGTCGGTGAGCTGGATCACGGGCACCTGGCCCATGAGCGCGCGGTGGTCCCGCGTCATGCTCTCCAGGATGTCCCGGATCTCGCGGAGGGCGTTTCGGGCCTCGGGGACCCGGGCGCTCAGGAGCACCGGGTTGCTCCGATCCGTCCATTCGGTCAGCTCCGCCTGGAAGAGCGCCTCCAGATAGGTGCGCAGGAAGGGCCGCAAGCTCTCCATGTCGCGGGGGGCGGGTTCCAGGTTCATCTCCCATTCCCGCCAGCGAGTGCGCAGGGTCCCGGTTCCGGCTCCGGCTTCCATCGCCTGCTTCATGCGGGCGAGGATGTCGTCGGCGCGCGTGGGGGAGGGTGGGGCCGGGGGGGCGGCATCCGGGGGGCCGTTCAGGGCGGCGTCGAGGGCCCGGGCGCGATCGACGTCGGTTGCCATGGCGACGTCCCTCGATGCGTTCGAGGCCATCGTCATGGTGGGGCGGGAGAGATTCATGGTTGCCGGGGCTTTCATCTCGTTCGGGAGGTAGGGCAGGGGGCTTGGGCTGTTCAACAGTCCTCGGGGGCGTGGGTACAGGTGATTCACGGGTCGTCTCTCGTCAACAGCTCGTAGGCGGTGGTCGCGGGGGACAGGGCCTGGCGTGATCGTGCCCTCATGGCCGTCCAGAAAGCCCGGACTTCGGCCGCTTCCTCCGTACTCAGCTCCCCTCGCAGGGTGAACTTGACCAGGCACTTGCCCGTGATCTCCCCGGGGTTGAGGTGCATCGTGACGCCGGGCACCGCCGGTTTCGGGAAGCGGGCGGCCACGGCAAGGAACGGGGCCTTTGCTTCCAGACGCTTGGCCTCTTCCGTCGCCAGGCGTGGGGTCGTTTCCCACGCCTTGTGGACCGCGGTCTTCAGGAGCTTCGCGGACTGCCGGCGCCCCTCCCCCCATTTCGGGAGGGGGATCTCGTCAAGGTGCGCGGCCCTGGGGGCACTGCTCTGAAAGAAGCGCACTTTCCCGTTGTCGACCTTGACGTTGACCTCCCGGCCGCAGACCTCGACCGTGACGGTCCGGTACGGGGCGCCCTCGGGCATGGGTCCGGGGTCGGGGTAGCCGCCGGCCACGGCGGCCTTGCGGAGTCGCCCCCACGTTGCTTCGTAGCTCACAGCTCGACCCCCAGGATGGCGGCTGCCTTCCGCACGTCCTCGTCGGTCAGGCCCACCTGGGGATCGGGCTGAATGTGGGGGACGCGCTTCCGGTCCGGGTAGTTGACGCGGTCCCCGTCGATCGCCACGAACCCGAGGGCGGCCTGCTCGAGGTGCGCCTGGAGAAGCCAGCCGACCTCGTTGCACTTGTACGAGGACATCTTGCGCGGCGTCATGGCCAGGAAGGCCCCTGTCCACCCCTTCCTCTGGAGGAGGGCGGTCAGGGCTTCGAGGGGGAGCATGTGCCCGATCGCGTGGGATGAAGTCGACCTTGCCTGGGATGGGGTTGAGCTTCTGCACCAGCTCCGGCAGCACCAGCTCCTCGTGGGGGACCTCTGCATGACCTCCTCGCGGGAGGCTTCGGTGGTGAGGACGTTGTCCATGCTGAGAAACCCGATGGGGCGCATGGTGTACCACCTACCCCGATGACCTTCGACGAGCACAGTCAGTGGTTCGCGGCCGGCCACGAGGGGTTCAAGCACGACCTCTCCGGGTACTCGACCTCCAGCCCCATCCGGCAGCACCCCTTCTACCGGGAGGTCGTGGCCCGGGGCGCGTGCATGACCCCCACGCTCGGCCTGATGGTGGCGGGGGGCGCGCACCCGTGGATGTCGGCCCTGCGCACCATCCTCGGCGCCGGACCCCTGTTTGTCCCGGAGGAGCGCGGCGTGATGCCCCTGGTCACGGCCGGGTGGTGGCGCTGGCTCCGGGCCGAGGGGCACCTGCGGGGCCTGAGGCTCGGGGCCTTCGACCTTGACGCCCCCTACACCGGCGCACCCGTCACGGACCTGCCCTCCCTCATCTACAACGGCCGGTGGTTCGTCGAGGATGACCACCAGGACATCCCCCCGGAGCACCCGGCCCTCTCCCTCCTCACCGCGGAGGCGCACCTGCGGGCCTACGTCCGGCGACAGGCGTGGGCTTACACGGGTTACGGCGGGGGGACGTGGTCCCTCGCGCTGCCCTTCGAGTACCGGCTCTCCTGCGTCACCGAAGCCATGGCCCGGGGTGGCTTCCGCCACACGCCTCCGGTGCTCTGGGAGGGCGTGGAATACGGACTCCCCGAGGGGGTAGGGATCATCGAGCGCACGGCCCCGTGGGGGAGTCTGTACCGGAGGCACCTGCTCTACCCCGAGCGGATCTGCATCTTCGTCCCGCCCGCCCGGACCGCCTACGATCACCTGAACGGGGGGGCCCCGTGAACGACCCCCTCACCCTCTGGTCCTGGTTCAGCCACGGGCTCCGTATCTACACGGCGGCCACGGCGGGTCAGCAGTACGCCGCCGACCGGATCTACCACCCCTTCATCCAGGCGTGCCGGGACCGCCTCCCCGCCACCCTGCCCCTCATGACCCTCGCGCTCCTCGACGGGGACCCCGCCTGGGCCCTCGTGCTGGGCGACGTGACGGACCCCCCGCCGGACGTCCAGGCCCGGGGCGGGTACGCCCACCGCCAGGCGTGGTGGGACTGGGCCCGCCGGCTCGAGGGATGGATGGGGGGCCTCGCGCTGTCCGCCTTCGACCTCGTGGAGATCTTCCCCCCCAAGACCCTTCCGTACGCCGGCTTCCACGGCAATGGGTGGCGGACCGCCCCCGAGCGGGGGTCCACCGTCTCGACCCCCTTTGCGCTCGTCGAGCAAGCCCTCCGCTCCTTCCTGCTCCGGGTCGCCGCCGAGAAGGGCACCCTCCGGCGCTCCTTCGAGAACGGTGAGGAGGCGGCGGAGGCAGCCCTGGGCCCCGTGGAACCCGGGCAGCGGGTCGTGCGGACCCTGGAGGGGTACTTCGTGCTCCCCGAGAGCTTCGGGGTGATCTGCGAGCGGGGCGTCGGGCACAGCTTCGACGTGCTGCTCCTCAACGACTTCCGGGCCATCGAGTACCGCTGGCTCACGGCCTACGATCTCATCTCCGAGGACCCGTGATCATCTACCGCTACCAGGAAGTGCTCATGTACCCTCCCGGGGCGACGGTCCCCTACGACTTCTCCCCGGCCACGGAGAGCTGGTCGCTCGTCTTCCTGGAGGTGCAACCCGCGGACAGCTTCACGGAGTGCTGGCGACGGCACGAGAACCCGTCGGAGGAGATCGTCTTCATGGAAGCCCAGGGGAACCTTGCCACGGCCCACAAGCGCTGGCACGAACTCCACCAACAGGTCCAGTACCTCTTCGGGCAACGGAGCGAGGTCCTGGTCTTCTTCACGCTCCTCGCCCTCAACGGGACCGAGATCTACCTCGGGGGCCTGGTCGCCTGGGGCCCCGTGACGCACTTCGGGGAGGAGACAGGGCCCGCGTGGTGGGGCACCCCCTTCACCCCTCCCGTCTACCCCACCGCCTACGATTTCCTGCTCCGCTGAGCCCGGGCGCAACAAGGTTGTTGCGCAACAGGTTTGTTGTGCTCAGGCCCAGGGGATGGGCTCGTGGGGGACCCGGTAGGCGCGCTCGGCCCGTACCTGCTCGAACCGGTACGTCAGATCCGGTTCCACGATCAGGGCCGTCAGGTGCCCCCCGTGAACGCAGCCCGTGTCGACTCCGAAGCACAGGGCTCCCTGGGGGGTCTTGTGGACGTGGGGCACGCTCAGGGTGTGCGCCTCGTGCCCGTAAACGACGTGGTCCTGGCCGTTGTACCGCGTGACCCAGTGCGAGACCTTCTTGTGGGTCCCTCCGGCCACGTCGTAGTCGACAGGGACGTGCTTTCCGGCCTCGTCGACCCACCGCAGGCGCATCAGCTCCCCGGGGTCGTGGGTCTCGGGCGTGTAGCCGGGCCGCAAGCCCCCGTGGACCGCGACGATGCCAGGCCAGCGCCGGTAGAGGGGCAGGGCCTCGATCCAGGCCCAGTCGTCCTCGGACATGCGCGTGAGAAGGTCCTCGCCCTCGAAAGGCATGGCCTTCATGGGGTTTGCGTACTTGGGGTCTGTGGCCCGCTTCTTCTCGTGCTTCCGGTAGCGCAGATACCAGTCCTCGTGGTTGCCGCGGATGGCCCTGGCCCCGATCTGCCGGGCGAACTTCACCGCCCCGGCCGCGTCCGGCCCCTTGTCGAAGAAGTCCCCCAGGCAGACGACCTCGTCCTCCGTGGCCGGCTTGACCTTGTCGATCAGGGCCTCGAACTCGGCCCGGCACCCGTGACTATCCCCGATGAAGACCAAACGTCCGTTTCGCATACCCCCAGGACGGCAGGGGCGCGGGGCTCTGACAAGGCCCCGGCAGAATCAGAGGGTGATGCGGGCGAGGAGGGCCCCGAGCATGAGCCAGAGCGCGGCCCACTTCAGGCCCTCGGGGTAGGTCTCCCGGGCCTCGCTGGCGATGGCGCCCCCGACGATGCACCAGAGGAGGGGGAGGAGGAAGTAGGTCCAGGCCATGACCGCAGCGTGCGCCGTGACCCCGCCGAAGGTCAAGAAAAGGGCCAGAAGCCCTTGGGCACCTGGAACGCAAGGCCCTTGCGAACGAGCCTCCAGACCAGGGGGCCCAGGATCATGCCGAGGAAGCCGCGCAGAAAGAGGCCCTGGAACGAGAACCCCCCGGGGAGCGGGTTGAGGAAGATGCTGAGGCATTCCCCAACCCACCCCGTGGCCATGTGGTTCCACTCGTTGGGGGTTTCTCGGCGAACCCTCTCTGCAACGTGGTCAAGGGCACGGCGGGTGTCCTCCTGTGCCGGGGGGCTGCGGAAGTCCGTGTCATCTCTGGGGGGCGCTACCCTGGCCAGTCGCTGGTCGGGGACATGAAGCTCATGCCCCAGCTTCGCGAGCTTCTCGGCCACGGCGACCAGGTCCTCGTCCGCGGCGTCGTTGTAGAAGCTCGGGTCGAACCACACTTTCGGGCAAAAGGGCGCCCGGCAGGCGTGGCCCCAGTACCGGATCTTCTCGTCTCCGTGGGCGGGCCTGTCGGCAAAGACTTTGTGGGAGGTGCCCCAGAAGCCGGGGTGCTTGTGCATCATGCCCCCGTCTACACCGCCTACTCCCCGGGGAAGTACCGCTCGATGGCGAGGGTCATGGCAATGCGCCCCACGGGGTTCATGGAGTGGACCTGGGGCTTCTCGGTCGGCCACTTCCCGTGCTCGGCCATCCACAGAACGAAGTCGTAGCCGTTCTTGACGTGCCGGCAGCCCCGGGCCTGGTCGTCGTTCTCGGCCCGCTTCACGCACGGCTCGCAGGCCCCGAGGTCGTGATCGAGGCTTGCCTCTTCCCACAAGGCACTTCGCTCGACGAGGGCGATGGCCTCCTCGACCGTCTTCACCCACGTCCACCCCTCCAGGCCCCGGTGCAGGGGGTTTCGCTCGTCGTCCAGCCACAGCTTCATGTTTCCAGTATCCTGTCGTAGAGGGTTGCAGACCAGGGTTCTTCGCGGAGGGCGTAGGTGCCTTCGGGGAGAGTGAAGACGAACCCGAAGTGGCCGAGGGACCCGAGGATGCGGTCCATCACCTCCCCGGGGATGGGCTTCGGCTCGTTCGTGCGCTCCTCCCACCCGTCGGCCAGGGCCTCCAGGGCGGCGGGGTACGGGGGGCCGTTCAGCCAGAGCAGCATGTGGACGAGCGTGGTCGCATGGATGTCGTCCCAGAACTCCCGGCTGTCCTCGGCCGTCTTCTCGTAGTCCACGCACAGGATTTCCAGGCACAGTGTCCGCACGAAGTCCCCCTTCGTGGGCCCGTCGTCGGCCCCGGCCCGCCAGACCAGGTCGAGGAGGGGGCTGAGATCCGCCGCGTAGTCCCGGGCGATCCCGAGGACCCGCTTCTCGAACTCGCTCGCCCGGGTCGGCTCCTCGGGGGCCTAGGACAGGTAGACCGCCCAGAGGGCTTTGGCCTCCAGGTAGGTCAGGAGGGGGATGCTCACGTCCGGGCCTCGTACCGGCGCAGGACCCACGCCACGGCGGCGTCGAGCTGGTCGAAGTTCGCTTCGTCGGGGGCAGGGTGCTGCTTCGTCTGGGCCAGGCCCGCCCAGAACTGCCCGTCCACCTCGACGATGCCGAAGCCGTCCTGGTACACGTCAATGCCCGCAGCGTGCTCGACGGTCTTGCCGCCGACGATGTGGAGGTGCGGGGTGGCCGGCCCCATGCAGGGGAGGCCGGCCATGGTGATGCGCTGAAGGGCGGCGGCGAGGTCCATGCCCCGGTCCTACACCGTGAGCAGATCGTAGATCGTGCGCCGATGGTGGGGGGCGGCCTCGCGGCTCGTGCCGTAGAGCTTCCGCCAGGGCTTCGGGACGGCCGCTTTACCCTCGAAGGGCTCCCCGATGAGGAAGGGGAAGACCCGCAAGACATCCCGCCCGTCCTCCTCGAAGGGATACCAGCCGAGGTTGAGGACCATCGTCCCGGCCTGGGGCAAGGCCCGCATCGCCTCGATGCGCCCTTCCCTCCACCCGGCCGTACCCATGAGGGAGTGGACCCGGTAGCCTTCCTTGAGGGGGGCGAGGACGCATTCCTTCTCGTCCGTCCACTTCACCATGTAGCCCGGCTCGGGCATGATGAACTCCCCTCGGGAGACGAGCCACCAGGCGTACCTCATGCGCCCCACCTTACCCCAGGCGGAGCAGGTCGTAGGCCGTTCGCTCGCGAGACCCCACCTGGAGGCCCCCCTTGACCCAGGGCGGCGGGAAGGTCTGCTTGAGCTTCTCGGGCAGGTCCCCGGGGCAGACCGTGGCCCCTTCCTCCCCGAAGGCCGCCCAGAAGCGCACCTTGCGGCCCGGCTCGATCCGGCTCCACCCCAGGTGCAAGGACCCCGATCCCGGGGGCCAGGGCACCTCGTCGAAGAGCCTCTTGACCCATTCGAGGACACGCTTGCGGGAGAGGGGCGTGATCACCATGACCGCCAGCCCCTTCTTGCAGCGTCGGATCTTGTAGGTGTCCTTCCCCGTCGGGATGACCAGCCACACCATGCCCTCGCTGCGCAGGGTAATCGGTCCCCCCTCCCGCACCGCGTGGTCCATCTCCCCGTACCAGTAGATCTCCATGTCCCTCGCGGCCGAGCAGGAGATCTTCACCCGATCTGGTCGTAGACCGTGGGCCCCATGCCGTCGCGCGGGCCGCTCGGCTGCCCGAGGAACTCGGCCCACTCCGGTCTCGCCCCCAGCCCTCGCTCGACCTCCCAGACGAGCTTCGCGTCTCCGTACACGGTCTGCCATCCGATGTTCCGGGTCGCTCGGAACTGCGTCCAGACGATGAGGGTCCGGTCCCGCTCCCGCCGTTCAAGGGCGGCCCGGATGCCCCGGAGGGCTTCCCTTGTCCCGAGGGCCACGTTGCTGAGGGCCAGCGGCGCCCTTCCAGGGGGCCTGGGAGGCCCGTTCCCGACGCGGACCCGTCCCTACCCGTAGGTCTCGACGATCGGCCGCCGAAGGGGCGTGTAGACCCACCGCAGGCCGGAGAACCAGAGGGTCTCGAAACGGACCTGGAGGACCTCTGTGAAGGAGACCATGGCGCCCATGGTCGTCGACCACGCGCGCACAGGGACCGTGGGACTGTCGCTGACTGGGGGAGGCATGATCAGATCGTAGGCCGTGGTCGTGGTCGTGGTCGTGGTCGTGGTCGTGGTCGTGGGGGCGGGCGTGTCCAGCTCGAACTCCGCGAAGGAGTAGACGGCGGGCACCCCGGTCTCGTGCAGGACCCAGTAGACGTCCCCGCTGTAGCCCCCGACGACGCCCGCGATCTTGCCGGGGGCATCGGCCCGCCGGGCCTGGATGTTCGTGTGCTGGACGCGGAGACCGTCCGCGGCGTCGAGGGTCTTGTGGGTGCGGATGAGGGTCCCGTTCGGGAGGATGGTCGGGGGGCAGTGCATGTCCCCCGCGACACCGCTCAGCCAAGCAGGTCGTAGGCGGTCATCACCGGCAGAAGGGGGAAGGGCTCCCCGCCCTCCCAGGTCGCGTCGAGGAGGGTGCAGGCGACCCCCGCCCCGGGGTTACGGATCCGGCTCCCGATCCGCAGGTCCCCCGGCCAGACCAGCGCCCCGTCCTCGTCCCTGGTGGGCGTCCACGGGTAGGTTCCCAGGGCAAAGGCGGCCACCTTGGGGTCCCGGGTGTTGGTCGGGCCCTCGCAGTGCAGGGTGATGGCGAAGAAGGTGCTGGGAGTCCAGGGGAGGACCTCTCGTAGCTCGGGCAGCCGCAGGTTGGCGAGCCGTGACCACCGGTCGTCGTCCCGCAGGTAGCGGAGGTCGACCCCGGGCCCCTTCTCCTCGCAGACCGCGCAGGTGAAGAAGAGCCCGTCGATCGGGTCGGCGTGCAAGGTGATCGGGCTCTTGTGCAGCGGGACCCGGGCGTGCCGGAGGCAGTGAGCCCGCGCTTCGGCCAGCCACCGGGCGAACCTCACGCCGCCAGCTCCGGCCGCTGCTTGATCCACTCGGCGAGGGCCCGGCCGACCGAGAGGCTGGCCATGGCATCGCCCTCCCCGACTCCCGCGGCGACCAGGGCCCCCTCGGCGTCGAGGCCGTCGGTCGCCCGGCTCACCGCCACCTTGAGCAAGAGGAGCTTGTAGAGCGCCCCCTGCAAGGTGCTCCGGTAGACCGGGAGGTAGACCCTGGTGGGCCGCGTCTGCCCGATCCGATCGATCCGGCCGATGACTTGCCGGTAGGTGATCGGGTTGCAGGCCGGGTTCTCCATCACGTAAATGCGGGAGAAATGGACAAGATTATTGAGCCCGGTCTGGATCGTGGTCGGGTTGCAGAGCAGGACCCGCCGGTTCTTCTTGACGATCTCCTTCTCGATCCACCCCTGGCGCTTGGCCGTGGGCACCTTGGCCGGATCCAAAATCGGGGCGTCCACCCCTGACTCGCGCTCGATCATCCACTTGTAGCGGGCGAGCAGGTTCGTGTGCCAGACGAGAAGGATCACGTTCTCCCCCGCGGCCAGGTCCCGCCGGAGCTGATCGAGCATCCACTGCTCCTTCGGGAGCAGATCGAGCGGGTCGGTCGCGTCCCCCGTGGACACGACGCCGCCCCCGATCTCGGCGGGGTAGCGGATCTCGTAGGTTCCTTCCTCCTGGTTGCCCACGCCGCCCGGGCAGCGGTCGAGGTAGGAGGGCAGCTCGGACAGGGCTCCGAAGAGCTTGCCCGACCGCTCGCTGAACTGGTCCTTCTGCATCTGCCCCACCAGATCCCGGAGGAGGCGGCTGTAGGCGGAGTGCTGGGCCGCTGTCGGCGTGATGTCCACGCGCTCCTCGACCATCGGGGGGATGTCCGCCCGGGCGTCCGTCTTGTGGATGACGCACGCCCTCTTGAGCAGGTAGCGGTAGATGAAGAGCGGCAGGACCCCGGGCGCGTAGCCGGTCATCCGGGTGGAGCGCTCCACCCGATCGGTGTGGGTCCCGAAGGCCACGACCTCGCCCTTCTCGTCCTTGTCCTGGACCAGCCTTTTGCGGTAGCCGTAGCGGTCCATGAAGGCCGTGACCTCATCACGATCGAACTCCTGCCGGAAGGCCCGATCGGTGGCCCAGGTGTTCGTGAAGAGCGACGAGGCGTAGCCGTTGCTGACCGTGCCGGTGAGCATGAGCATGGGCCAGCCGACCTCGGTCAAGAGGTGCGCCGCCCGCTCCTGGGCCGACCCCTCGCTCGCGTATTCCTGGATCTCGTCAAGGACCAGGGAATCGAAAGCCGTCCGGTAGCGCTTGGCGATGAAATCGGCGAGGGGCACCCGGCGGAAGGAATCAGGGCTCGACTGGTAGAGCGTCTCCCCGCACTCCTCGCCCCGCTCCCACTGGCCGAGCCCGCGGAAGAGCAGGAAGCCCTCGACCAGCATCTCCGCCGAGAGCGGGTCCTTGCCCCCCCACTGCCAGGCCCCGTCCTTCAGCGTCCACTTCGCGAGGAAGCCCGTGTCGTGCCCCCCACGGGCCTGGAGAGGCCGGCCGTTCGCCTTGTCGTCGAAGGCCCGCTCGACCATGAGCCAGGACGACGTCGCGTAGTATCCCGCGTCGGGCACGCTCCGCAGAAAGGCGACCAGGTCAGGGGCCCGGCTCGGGTCCAGGGACAGCATGAGGCTCACCGCGGCCTGCTTGAGCCAGTAGGCCCCCGCCACCCCCGCGCCCCAGAGCATTCGGGCCGCCCGCTCCCGGGTTTCCTCGTCCCGGAGCGAAAGCCCTAGGGCGACCGCGGCCTGTCCCATCTTCTCGAGCACGTCGTAGGCGCCCGGCACCATCTGGGCGATCTTGATCAGGGCCTCGATGAGCAGGCCGCTCCGTTCCAGGCCCGCCCACTGAGCCGCCTGTGCCTCCTTGGTGGGCGCCTTCGTGTTCACCCGGCGACGGGCCGCGCCCCCCGCGTAGGAGAGCAGGGTGGGGGCGAGGAGGTAGGTCTGCCGGGCGATCTGCTGGGAGAGCTTCGCCACGTCGTCGAGGGCCAGGAGGGGCCGGTGCCCGCAGACCATGCGCTTTTTCGCCAGCTCCTCCGGCTCCTCCCCGAGCGCGGAATGGCAGGCAGGGCAGCGGCGGCTCACCCCCTCCATGGCGTGGCCGAGCTTGGCCGTCTCCCGTGACAGGATCGCGATCCGCCGCCCCGGCGTCCGGTCCGCGGCGTAGGCGATCACGTCCTCGACCGTGGTCAGGACCGAGCACCGGGCATCCTTGACCGTCAGCGAGACCTGCTCCTTCCAGGAGTCGAGCAGGTGAGGGGGGCACAGGATGAGCGAGGACTTCGCCCCGATGGCTTCCAGGGTCCCGAGGGCAATGATCGATTTGCCCGATCCAATCTCCCCCAGGATGAAGGCCGATCGGTGGTGCCGGCGAGCGAGAGGGAGCGAGGGACCCCCGAGCAGGGTCACCGCGGCCCGTACAACGTGCTCCTGGGCCTTGAAGAGCGGCCGGCCGAGCGTGGGCAGAGGGAAGTGCTGGGTCACGTCCGCCGGGTCGTAGGAGACGGGGCACTGCTTGAGGAGGACCCGCATCAGGGCCTCGCCGTAGTGCGCGATCAGGTCCCCGGTCGACATCTGGGCCACGGTGCGGGTCATCGTGGGCGAGGGGCTACTCGACAGCGTGTGGTAGGTCTTTGCCTGGAGGTCGAGCACCGTCACGACCAGCTTGGGGGCCTGGATCTGGACCTCGGCGGTCACCTCCCCCTTCTTGTTCGTCTTCTCCTCGACCTTGCGCCATTCCTTGTCGAAACAGCCCTTGATCAGCAGCTTCGGCAGGTGCGACTCCGGATCGTCCGGGCCGATGACCGCCCCGTTGAAGATGCCCGCCGCGATCCCCGTCGCGATGTGCTGAGCCTTCGGGGGCATGGCCAGGGGATACCGCCGGTCGAGCAGATCCCGCACCTGTTCGGTGGGCACCACGCCCTCGATGAGCGTCGTCCGGCCCGCCTTGTCACTCACCCCCCACGGCCGGAAGGCCGCGGTCAAGGTCGAGAGGTCAACGCGGTCCATGATCACCGTCTCGAAGCCCGCCCCGCTCCGGGGCAGGACCGTGATCACCGGGGCCTCGGTTGTCCCCAGCTCGGGCATGTCCCCGCCCGCGGCCCACGCTTCCACCTGGGCCCGAACGTCCGGGTTCAGGTGCCCGGTCATGGTTCGCTCGGCGACCAGGACCACCTGCTTGAACGTCGCGAAGTGCTCCCCGGGGAACCGGAAGCACTGGAGGCCCGTGTACTTCGTCGCCAGGGTCTCCGCGGATGCCTTGAGGGCGTAGAAGGGCACCACGAACACGAGCACGCCCCCCGGGGCCAACGCCTCCGTGAACCGGCGGAGGAAGCGCTCTTCCAGCCGCCCGCAGACCGGGTCGAGGTCATAGGGGGGGTTCAGGTAGAGCAGCGTTGCCCCTGCGTTCCGAACGCTCCTCGTGAGCCTCGCCCGGAAGGCATCCCCGTGAAGGGCCATCCGGCAGGAGACGTAGCCCCCCTTGGCCTGCGCCGTCGTCTGGAGGTCCTTGAATCGCGTGGCCTCCATCTCGATCGACACGACCGTCCGCCGGTTGAGCGCTTCGGCGAGCGTGAAGATGGCCTCGCCCTTGCCAGCGCAGGGGTCGAGGAAGCAATGGCCCCCGTCCGGGCAGGCCAGGAGGCCCGCGATGAGGGGGAGGAGCGCTTCCGGAGTTTTGTAGTACCCCCCGACGCTGATGCTGGCGAGCCTAGCCATAAAACAGCCTTCTTTCCGCGGGCTTTCGCCGCTCGTTCTTCCGGGGTGAGGTTGGCCCAGAACGCCTTGACCGCCTCCGCTTTCTTCCGCTTCGTCTCGTCCGACTGTACCTTGCCCATGTTGGCTTCCCGTAGCTTCTGCTTCGTCTCTTCTGTCCTCGGGCGGCCCATGGCCGCTTCGGACATCTTCTTGCGCGTCTCGTCCGACTTCGACTTGCCCTTCTGGTTCGAGGCGAACGCCTGTCGTACCTCGGCGGGCCTATTCAACACCGCCTGCCGCCACTTCTCTCGCAACTCCTCGCTCGGGTTCTGGTGGGCCTCGGAGAGCTTCCGCCGGTGTTCGGGTGTGAGCTTCCGGCCGGTCAGTGCGCGGGAGATGTTGACAGAGGTCTCGGGGCTGCGTTTCTTGCCCTTCCGGCTGATGCCGTTTGCTTGTTCCCACTCGAACCTCTGCCGCTGACTCTTAGCCATCTTCGCCCTTGTCTCGGGGGTTGGAGGGGGTTGGGCGGGCCGGTTCCTCATGCGAACCCGCATCTTCTCCCGAGCTTCTTCAGGCGGCACGTAGCCCAACGTTCCTTCGCCGCCGTCCGTGGCGTTGACCAGTCGGGCGTCAGCCTCTCGGTAGTGCCTGATCCATCGCTGCTTACCGGATATCCCCTGTCTTCGGGTCAGACAGTGTGTAGATGACCCAGGGACGGGTCGCGGGGTCAGGCTGTACGCGAGTACGTGAGGGGGCCATGGGAAGCTCTCTGTGGGGGGTAAGCGGAGGGGGGAGGGGAGGTCTTTGCCGTGGACCAGGCGGTACAGGGCCGGAGTGGTCACGCTGGCGTTGGCGCCCGGCCACCATACACCGCTGAACACCCGGGCAAAGTGGGCGAAGTCGGGGCCGTCGAGGCGGATCAGGCTCCCCAGGTCCGCCTCGCCCGAGGTGCCATCGGAGAAGGTGATACGGAGCGTGCGGCCGGGGAGGGCTTCGACCGTGCGGAGGCTGATCCGCACGAGCCCCTTGCTGTACAGGGTCTCCCCGGGTTCCAGCTCGTAGTTGATCGCCGGGAGCCAGAAGCTCGGGTGGTAGACCCCCTTGCCTGCCCCGCAGTCGAGGCAGGTCTGGTGCCGCGCTTCCCCGCCCTCCCCGTCGGAGGAGCCGATGTCCCCCTTCCCATTGACCAGGAGCGTCTGGGGGGTCGTCCACTTGTGGGCGCAGGGCCCGGGTTCGGTGCTCGTCATGGGGGTACTACGCGCCGGCCTGGTCGGAATCAAAACCGACGAGCGCGAAATACGACGTGATGATCTCGGCCAGGAGGGCCGCGAAGTCCTCATGGCTGGCCGAGAAGGCCACGGCGGGCATGAAGCCCAGGGTGTCGAGGCCCTCGGTCGTGAGCCGGAAGCGCGCGTGAACGCCCCACGGGGTGTTGTGATAGCCCGAGGTGTCCCCGTCGAGGCTCGCCAGGCCCCGGGCGAGGCAGGTGTAGAGGAGCATCGCATAGAAGCGGGTATCGGCCGGCCAGGGGGCACGGCTCCGCCGGTCGAGGTAGGCCGCGAAGTACGGGGCGAGGTCCAGGACCGCCTCCGCGTGCTTGGGCAGGGGGGCTTTCAGCCAGGCCGCCATGTGAGCCAGGGCGCCCTCCCTGTCCCATACCTGGCGGGTCACCTCGTCCCGCCCGAGGGCCAGGATGAACTTGATCCCGTCCGGTTCGACCATCCCCGGGTCGAGGGTGAAGAGGTCGTGAAGGTAGAGCGTGGTGGCCACGCCGTCCGGAAACCGCTGCGTCAGCCCCGAGAACTTCGACGACTTCAGGAACTCCATGCGGTCTTTGCGCGACCGGGAGTAGGTGTTCTGAGGGACGAAGACCGCCTTCTTCCCCATGCGCAGATTGGCCACGAGGGGGCGGCTTTCTGCCTCGGATGCGACGACGACCGCCCAGACAGGCCGCTGGTTGTCCGTCGTGGCCTCCCCGCCGTACCACATGCCGTCGGCGGTGATGTGCGCGGCCAGGTAGCCGCTGAAGCTCCGACCCTTGCCGTTGCCCTTGCCCTCCACTTCGGGGGCGATGATGAACTCACGCATGGCTCCTCTGGTACACCCCGCAGGGGGCGGGGGAGCCCGTTGTACGTCGTGTCGTCGTTCCCGTACAGCTTGAGGGAGAAGGGAAGGGCCTCCGTCACGTAGGTCTGCGGACCCCCGGTCTCCGCCAGGTACCTCGTCCCCCACGCGGTGAGCAACTCGTACTTCGTGCCCTGCCCTGCCCTGCCCTCCGACGCACCCCCTGACGGGGCATCACCCGGCGCAGGGTCTTCCTCCAGTCGAGGAGCTTGAAGGCCGCCGCGCCGCCCGGGAAGGGCCCGGCCCAGAGGTCTGCGGTCTCGGGGGTGAAGAGGAGCACTCCTCCCCGGAGAAAGCGCCCCTGGTACACGCTCTGACCCCCTTCCTCGGGGCTGGCCATGTCGATGAGGTAGGCCCGGGTCGTGTCGCGGGTGAACTCCGCGTCAAAGCGGGCGAGGTACGCCGAGAGGGTGGTCCTGAGGGGCAAGGACACCGCGGGCCCCTCCCCGGGTCAGCTCTCCGGGTCAGCCGGTCCTTCCTCGTCCTTCGTCTCCTCGGCTGGCGGGGGTGGGGCCTTCGCAGGCGCCGGGGGCCAGACAACGGGGACGGGGAACGTCAGGGGCTCGGCGACGATGAGCTGCTCCAGGGTCTCGTTCATACCTTTGCGGGCGGCAAAAGGGCCCTATCGAGCGTGACCAGCTCGTCCAGCTCCTGGATGTACCGCTTCATGTCCGCGGGTACGGGGGACCAGAGGCTCGTCACGCCCCCCGCCATCGCCGCCCTCGTGTCCGTGTCCCCGCCTGTCCGGATGCTCAGCTCGACCACCTGGCGGTAGTCCTCCCCGAGAAGGATCGCCGCCACGGCTGTCCCCACGGCCTCGACCACGCCGTCTTCCAGGCCGGCCGAGAGGGCGATGAGGGCGTTGAGCTTGCCCGGCTTGCCCCCCGTCAGAAGCTCCTCGCTCTCCCCGAGGGCCGCGGCCATGTTCAGGGCCGCTCCGAGGGTCGACTCCCGGGGAAGCTGCTTGCCGAGGATGCGGACGAGACCCGGGCTCACCCGGGGGACGGCGGTCTTCCGCGCCTGGGAGGAGGCGAGGACGTAGGCGGCCATCGCCGCGATCACGTAGGACCCGTCGACCGCTTCGGCCCGGACGTGGGTGAGCAGGGCGTCCGCCTCGCAGACCTCCTTGAGCTTCATCGTGTCCCGCCAGTACCAGAGGCCCAGGGGGAGGGCCCGCATGGCGGTCCCGCTGCCCTTGGCCCCGTGGATGCCGCACTCCTCGAAGGAAGCCCCGGCGTCCAGGTTCTCCATCGCCGCCCGGACGGCGTTGCCCATCCCTCGCGCCTCGCCGCTCTGGTACCAGGTGAGGTACTGGGCCGCCGCCAGCTCCTGCCGGTAGCCGCCCCCCGCAACCAGGGCCCGGGCCAGGCAGAGGGCCATCTGCGTGTCGTCGCTGTACTGACCCGGCCCGCAGCCGTGGAAGGGGCTCCCGGTCGTCGGGGGACCGCCGTCCCACCGCTGGAGCTTGTCCGCGTCGGGCGGCATCAGCTCGAAGGGCACGCCCCAGGCGTCCGCCACTGCCTTGCCGACGAGGGTCACAGGGCCCTCATTTCGGTGAGGTGCTCCGTCCAGAGGGGGTCGATGTCCCCCTCCAGGGGCACGAAGGCCGCGTGGGCACGGCGGGCGGCATCCACGTAGGTGGCCCGTGCCGCCTCGACGACCTGGGAGACCGACTGGGTATCCAGGATCTGGACCTTGGACTCCGACCCCCCGAGGGTCTTGTCCAGCTTCGTGATGGTCACGAGCCACTTGGTCTCCTCGACCCACATGGCGAGGAAGGTGATCTCGTAGGGGACGATCCGGTCCTTGTGCTTCATGCGCCCGATGAGGCGCTTCTGCTCATAGATCGCGACGATGGTAGCGGGAATCTTGTCGAACATGCCCTCCTCCTACACCGCGATCCAGTAGAGCCCCGCGATGGTCCCCGAGGTCGGGGAAAAGGTGATGCTGGCGGGTCCCTGGCGGAAGGCCGTGGTGATCGGGCATCCCGTGCCCTCCGGGTAGCGGTAGGTGATGCCCTGGGGGTTCGCGCTCGACGTCACCCCCGCGTCGTGGCGGCAGCGGGCACAGCGAATGACGGTCCGGGCGACCCCATGGCGGATGCTGTAGCGCCCCCTCTTGAAGCAGTCCTGCTTCTCGCACGCCCAGACCTCTGTGCAGTCCATCTGGTCGCAGACGTGCTCGTGCCCCGCCTGGCCCCCTTCCTCGAGGAGGCGCTCGTAGACGGTGGGGATGCTCGGGGAGAGCCACGACCCGAAGTCGAGCTTCTCGGCCGGCCTGGGGTCGTAGCCCCGCGTCTCCCGTTGCAGCAGGGCCCAGTCCTCCTCCAGCTCCCCGGGCGTCATGGCGCGCACTCCTCGAACCGGAGGGGGAGCTGCTCTTCGGACACGGTGAACACGAGGGGCTCGGGCATGGGCTTTTCACAATCGGGGCAGGGGGCATGGGCGCCCGTGTCGGCCTGGTCGCTGAGGTCTGGCTCGATCGTGCAGTGCCACGCGCAGTCCCACATCCCGTAGCAGAGGGGGCAGGCATGGAGAGGCAGGCCGAGGAGGACCTCGTAAGCGCTCATCGCTCAGGGTCTCGCGGAGCTTCTTCCGGGCGATGATCCAGGCACGTGGGACGACCCACGAGACCGAGCGGTTCAGCCGCTTGGCCTCCTCGTAGATCTCGACCCCCATCGTGGCGGGAAAGTAGACGCTCGGGCGCTCCTTGGGGGTACGGTCTCGCATGGGGCTTTTTACACCACGATTTGCGCTAGGAAGGGTCCATGAAGCTCGCCTGGGTCACCGATCCCCACATCGACCCTACGACCGAAGCCAACCTGCGCCGGGCCATGAGGGCCGGGGGCCAGGTGGACGCCGCCGTCTGCACCGGGGACCTGTCCTCGGCCCCCCGCCTCCGGGAGCACCTCCACCAGCTCCGGGAAGCCCTCCGCTGCCCTGTGTACTTCGTCCTCGGGAACCACGACTACTACGGGGGGGGGCTTTGCCTCCGTCCGGGAGAGCCTCCGGCGCCCCCAGGCTCGCCTCACCTGGCTGCGGACGTCCCCCCCTGTCGAGCTGGCCCCGGGCGTCGTCCTCACGGGGCACGACGGCTGGTATGACGGCCGCGCCGGCCAGCCCGACCAGACCCCCGTCATCCTCAATGACTTTCTTCATGTCTCGGACGTCCGCACGCCGATCTACCAGACCGGCTTCGGGCACTCCTTCGCCGACCGGCCCGGGCTCCTCGCCATCCTGCGCCGGATCAGCGATGTCTGGGCCGCGGAAGCCGAAGCCCAGCTCCGGGCGGCCATGGCGTCTCGGCCGAAGAAGATCATCTTTGCGACCCATGTCCCGCCCTTCCCCGGGTCCTGCTGGCACGAGGGTCAGGTGTCGAACGGGGACTGGCAGCCCTGGTTCGTCAACACCGCCCTCGGCGACGTCCTCGACCGCGTGTCAGCGGAAGAAGGGGGCCTCGGTATCGAGTTCGAGGTCCTCTGCGGCCACACCCACTCCCCTGGCGTATTTCAGCGCTCCCCGAACCTCGTCGTCCGCACCGGGGGGAGCCGCTACGGGAGCCCCAGCCTGGCGGGCATCTTCGACCTCGGATGAGGGGGCGGGGAGGGTCTCGATCTCCCGTGTGAGGTCGGCCAGGCTCTTGGTCAGCCCCTCCGTGGCCTTGCGCCAATCGATCAGGGCCTCTTCCGTCTTCCGTAGCTTCTCTTCCAGTCTCCTTCTCCAGGCCCCGCGCGAAGGAAGTCCACACCAGACGGAGGAGAAGGTCGCCCATGTCCCGGTCGTCGTCGAGGATGACGAAGGGCCTCCCCTCGGCCCCATGGTTGACCAGCCACCGCTTGATCTCGGCCCCCCGGTGGGGCCCGTCGTCGCCCGTGGCCGAGATGACCGTGCCCGTGAAGCCGTGACCCCGGAGGAGGGCGGTCATCTGCTCCGGCGAGCGGTCGAACCGCCAGACCGAGGAGAGAACCCAGTCGGGCTCGTGCTCCTGGGGGATGACATCCAGGACCTTCACGGCCTCGGGGTCGAGCGCCCCTGGCCCGGTCATGTCCGTGACCCCCATGTTGAGCGCCGCCAGCAGGAAGGCGCGGCTGTTCAGCACGCCGTCCACGTCGAGGAAGATGAGCTTCCATGGAGGTCATGGCCTGGTGCAAGCGGTCCGACTGCAAGCAGCTCACGGAGACCCCGGAGGGGGGCAACATCTGGCAGGACGCAAAGAAGGGGGACCTTGTCGTCATCTGGGAGGGCCCTCGGGACGATGTCCGGGCCTTCGTGCGCGACATCGTGCGGTACAAGATCACCGTTGGCCCTCCGTACGCTGCGATGGTCACAATGCTCACGGCCTTGCGCGGGGAGTTCAAGGTCGGGGGCTTCCTCACGACGGACCCGAAGTACGGCCGGGAGCTGCCGGCCGCGCCTCCCGCATGGTTCCCCTCGGGCCACGGCTTTCCGATTACCGTGTACGACCACCTCTTGGTGTAGGGTGAGGGCAGCCATGAAGATCGAACACAACCATCTCGTCGTCGACCTCTCCGCTGTCCACCCGAAGGCAAAGGCGAAGCTCGCCTTCCAGCGAACCCTCCGCCTGCCGGACGACGGCAAGACCTATCCCCTGCCCCCTGGTCTCGGGAACTTCCCCCTCGCCACCGTGGACGAGTTCAAGGCCCGCGTGCCGCCCGAGTGGCTGGCGCGCGGGGGCATCTTCTTCCCCATGTACCAGGCCGAGGCCATGTGGGTCATGTTCAACGGGGAGTACGATGACGAGCGCAACGCCACGTACCCGATGGCGATCCGGATCGCCACCGGGATGCGCTCCGCCGTCACCGGCGAGGCGTGGACGACGGGCCTCCAGGCCAAGGACTACGTCACCATCCCCGAGCAGCCCTGGCTCGATGGCTTCTGCGTGAAGAAGGGCGAGATCCGCCAGTTCGTCGCCGCCCCGCTCGGCCAGGGCTTCACCGTCGAGGCCCAGCTCACGGGCAAGGAGGAGTTCGGGGGCCTCCAGATTGATGTCTACGCGATGAAGCGCGAGGTCTACGAGAAGAAGTTTCCGATCATCCCCGAGGACCGGCGCTATCACCGCGGGGGCGGGTATCTCGAAGGCTACTCGATGTCGGTCGCGGCCGCCTCCTCCCCCATGCGGTCTGCCGAGGCCGCGAGCATGGGCCTCGGGGCCGGCGGCAAGATGAAGCAGGAGATCCACGTGGACCCCCACGGCCTCGACGCCTGGGACACGACGACGAAGGAGCGCGTCTTCGTCCACCTCTGCAACTCCCTCGCCTACCAGGTGACGACGGGCAAGGCGTCGCCGAACCCGCCCCCCACGGCGGCCGAGTACACGCGCCGTGGCCTGCCCTGGTTCGACCACTACCGCGACGACCTCGCCCACCTCGACGGCACCCCCCTGCTCGCGAACCTGAAGACCCTGACCGAGCTGGGCTTCCAGAAGGGGATGCAGCTCCTGCCGGCCGAGGAGGCCCCGGCCATCGCCCCCGGCCAGGTGACCCACCTGTCCCCGAAGCCGAAGGCCCCCGAGCCCGGCACCGTCCGCGACGGCAAGTGGTGACCTGAAGCTCGCAGGAGGGGCGGTGTAGAAAGGGGGCACCATGCCCCTTTTCGTGCGTTCTACGACCCTCCCTGACCTCGCGCGCCCCGTCTTCGACATCTCGAACCTCGGGCCGGGCCTGTGCGTCTGGAGGGACCGCCAGTGGCCCAGGTTCGAGTACCGGTCGGCCCTGGAGGTCCCCATGATGACCCACGACCCCTCGGACGTGGATGACGTCGTCACCATGATGTGGGAAGCGACGGCGGGCCTGGCGGACGTCCAGTCGCCCGACCTGAACCTGATGGTCGTCGTCTTCCAGGTGCTCAGCACGAACGACATCGCCCTCGGGGGCTTTCTGACGTGGGCCCAGGAGCCGGAGACTGTGGGGGACCCCTTGCCCGAGTGGCTGCGGACGGGTTTGCGTTCCCGGCCCCGGGCGCGGTCGGCCCCTCTGGTGCCCATCACCGCGGGTAACACGACGGCCTACGACCTGCTCCTCGGGGGTTGACGACGCCTTTTCCCTCGGGTAATCTGGGGTCTAACCGTCGAGAGGGATGATCTCCGGCCCACCTATCACGGCCCCCTGCGGGCCGAGGAGCATCCCGTGGAAAACATCCGTGTCCGGCGCATCGGCGATCAGGTCTTTGTGGAGCCCGACAGCAAGCGCTGGCAGCTCGTCAACGACGCCAAGGGCTACCCCCACCTGTACCTGCAAGTGCTGGTGGAGGATGACGACGGCCAGATGGTCAAGGGCTACTTCTGCCTCGACCACATGCTCGACGTGACGATCAAGGAACTCATGGAGGAGGGCAACTTCGGGGGGAAGCTCTCCCCCGAGGAGGAGCAGGAGGCCCTGGCGGAGTTCCTGGCGGACCCGAACCGTCCGCCCTGCCCCCACTACGACTCGTCCAAGATGCGGTCGTAGGCCGTCGGCTCAGGCTCGGGGTTGACCGGCTCGGGAGCGGGGGGCAGGTGGGGGATGACGATCGGCTTCGGGTACGCCGCCCGGGGGTCGAGGGAGGACCGGGGAGGGGCGGGGCGCGTGGGGCCCAGGGAGGCGGCTTCGAGCCGCTTCAGTGAGGAGACCATGTCGAGAAAGGCGCTGTTGCTCATGCGCCCTACCCTGACAGGTTCTTGGCGGGGTTTCGATTCCCTGTCAGAGTGGCCCCCCATGGACCTCTGCTCTGCCTGTGGGGAAAACCCCGCCACTACCTCCGACGGCACGCTCCCCCTCTGCGCCCGGTGCGCCGCCCTGGCCAAGAAGAACAAGCGGGGGGTGAAGCGTCCCGACCCCCCGCCGGCCGACTCGAGCTTCTCGCCCTTGGGGCCGTAGCCGAGGGGCCGCTTCTCCTCGATGGTCAGCTTCGCCAGGGCCCGCGGCGCGGGCGTCAGATCCGGGCGAACGTCCGTGATGGCGTCGAGGGGGATCACGAACCGGGGCACGAGGCGGGACCCGATCGTGCCGTCGAGATCAGGGGTGTCGATGCAGAGGACGTTCATCTTCCGCAAGTCCGCGGGGCCCCCCATGACGCCCTTGCCATCCCGCAGGCAATCCGCTTCCCCTTTGGTGAATGCGTAGCCGAGAATGAAGGAGGAGCCTTTGCCCCCCATGCTGTCGGTGTTGCCATAGAAGGCCAGGCTTCCCTCACCGTGACGTTGTGCTGCCTGTCGGGGACGAGGGCATGGAGGAGCGCCGTGGTGGTGCGGATCATGGGGGACAGGGTCATGGGGGGGGGGGTCTCCTGACCCTGTCCTACACCGGTTTTAAGTACTCCGCGGGGAGCAGGGCGGTCGTCGCGGAGCGGTCGGCCTCGGTGAGCAGCCAGAGGGTGTGGTTCTCGTCCCACTTGTAGCTGGACAGGAGGCGGTCCCGGGTCCTCAGCCCGTCGTCGTTGGCCTTTCGGTCCTCGGCCGAGAGGTCCCCCCAGTCGCCCGAGCGGTGCCGGCGGAGGCAGTCGAGGACGAACTCGACGGGGATCTGGTTGAGCACCCCGGGGGTCATCACGAACTGGCCGATGGGGAAGAGGGAGGAGGGGGTCGAGGTGGTCATGGAGCTACTACGCAGCGGGGTGACGGGAATCAAAAGCTCGTGTACCTTTTTCCGTATGCCCGTCACCTTGACCGCCCACCGGCCGTTCGGTCTGCACGGTTTGGCCCGCCAACTCGTCCACCTCGCCCCCGTGGTGCCCCTTATCCTGACCCCGCATGAGGTCTACCCCATGCCCGAGCCCCAGGACCAAGGCATCTGGCGGAGGCCCGCGATGGCACGGACGGCAGTGGACTGGGACCCGCCCGCCCCGAGCCCCGCCCTCCTCGGGACCGCCCGTGCCCGGCAAGCCGTCCTGGACGTGGGGGCCGCGGCCCGACGTACTCTTCCGCAAATCATGGCCGACGAGGGTGCCAGGGTCTTCGCGGCCCTGGACCGTATCGCCGCCGAGGGCTGGGATGTCCCGGAGCCGCCTCCCGTGTACCGCCGGCCCGTCCCCGGCCGGCCCTTCCTGGTCGCCCAAGCCGACCAGGCGGATACCCCCCCACTCCGTGGCCAGACGGGGGGCATGGTCTACTTCGACGACGCCGTCGACTGGGGCGCCGGTGACCCTACCATGCCCTCGTTTGGGGAGACGCCCGAAGACCCCCGTGCTCGCGTTCAGATGCCCCCGGCCATCGCCCGGGAGAGTGCCCCCGCCGTCTCCATGGGCGCCATGTACGCCGTCTCCGAGCCCGAGAACGTGGGCCGGAGGCCAGTGCGGGCGGAGCTGACGGGCCTACCGGCGGACGAGTCCGGGAGGCGACCCCTTCGCTTCACGGTCCGCGAGCGCCCCGGGATCGCCGCTTACAACCTCCGGGCCGTCTCGCGGCTCGAACAGCCCCCCAGGGAGGAAGACCAAGGCATCCGGGCCTGGCGGGTCGGGATCCCCGAGTTCGCTATCGTGGCGAACCCGCAGTTCCCCCTCAACGACCTCCGTGCGCGGCGCTTTGACCTACTCGATCGGGGCGGGATGGGGTCGGGGACGGTCGAGCTTCGCGGCCTGGACAGCGACTGGATCGCGCTCTTGTCGGCCCAGAAGGCGGCTCGCCAGGTCATTGACTCGGCGGTCACCGCCCTCCTCGCGAGGAGGCAGCAGGCGGTGTAGCGCAGGGGATGTACCTGAACCTCACCACCCAGATCCCTCTCTTCGTCCCCACCCTCTGCTCCCACAGCCTCGTCATCCGCACGGCGGCTCGGTTGACCCAGGGCGAGCCCCTCCTGGGCATGGGTCATCTGCGGGGTGGGGAAGACCTCCGGCTCCTCCCCCCCTCGGCGTCGAAGAAGACCTCGGACAGCATGGTCTACGAGACCTTCCTGCCCCTCTCGGGCATCCGCCGGGGAGGGTGCCTCGTGTGCTTCGGGTCCGGGTGTCGGCAGTGCCCCCCGGAGATCCGCATGGCCAGGCCCTGGAGGGTTCACACCCTGGTCCGCAAGGCCGCGGAGCTGCTCGTGCCGGTGCAGATGGAAGTCAGGGTGCAGCGGCCCGGCGGAGACGGCGTGTACCTCGCCACGGTGGTGGACGTGGGGCAGGAGGTCGACATCGCCGCCACCCTGTTCCGTCTCGACACCTTGAGCCCGCTGGCATCGGATGTGCTTCCCCTGCATCAGAGCAAGGAACCCTGCCGCCCCGATGTCTACGCCCACCTCCTCAACGACTGAGCCCCGCCTCTGCTCTTCCTGCCGGGAACCCATCCACCCGGAGCTGGTTCCCTTGAACATCGCTCACGCGGAGGCGCGGCAGGTTCACCGGGGGGCGCTCGGGGCCGTGGTGGTTGGGGTGGGCGTCACGGCCGCCTGGTTCCTTCTTGTCTCACCCGAGGCGCCCGCGGCCCTGGTGGCCTGCCTCGGGTCCCTCGTCCTTCACGGGCTCGCGCGGGGCCTGCTCTTCCGCCGGAGTCAGCAGAAGCTCAACGAGGCCCGGCGCCGGTACGGCCTGGGGGATTTCCGCTAAGGTCACGCCCGTGAAGACGTAGTCGCGCCCGACCAGCTCGGCGAGGCGGACCCGCAGGGCGGGGTTGGCGATGGGGGGCACGCCCGCCGCGGGGTCGAGGGGGAACTCCACCCCGACCCGGCGGGTAACGTCGATCTTGAGCACGTTGTTGCCGTCGGGGCGCGGCGGGAAGACCATGGTCGCCTTGACCTTGCGGGCGGCCATGAGGTAGCGGAGACCCCGTACATCCTCCGTCTCGCTCGGCCATCCCTCCTCCGAGATGGCCTCGGGGTCGGCGTCGAAGGGATAGAGGCGCCCGTCCCACCCGAGGTGGGTGAGCAGGGAGACAATCTTCGGGGCATTGGCCTCGGTCCAGGGCAGGGTCCAGGCGAGGCTCCCCACCATCTTGTCCTCGATGGCCCGCAGAAGGAACCCGACGAGGATCACCGACCCCCTCTGGGTCCACCCGAGGGCGGGCAGGACCCGGTAGGTGCCCTGCCCCACGTCGGCGCCGCTCGTCATCGCCAGGCACAGGTCCACGGGAGAAACCGAGGCGCGGTAGCTCTTCTCCGCCGCCAGCATCGCTTTTGTCAGCATGGCCCCCCAGCGCCTCCAGCGGACGGCCCTCTACCCCCCTATGTACGCCACCTGCCGCGAGTCCTACGTGATGCAGGTGGTCGTGCTCCTGGAGGCCCAGGGCCACCCGCGGGACGTGGCCATCCTCCCCCGCGACCTCTGCAAAGACGCCACCGGGGGCGCCTACGTGGGCCTCGACGAAGCCCTGACGGACGACTTCGCCGCCGACGTGGCCCGGGTCGTCCGAGGGCTGCCCCCTCTCCCTAGCTCCGTGGGCGGTTCGGCCGGGGGATGATGGGCTTCGAGGCCAGGATGGCGTCGAGGGCGGAGGCGGCGCTCCCCTGGGCCTTGTCCTTTACCTCGATCTTCTTCGAGGGGGGCCGCTCCTTGTCGAGTTTGTGTTCGAACCAGGCGCCTTCCACCCACCCCCGCTGGGCCTTGGACAGCTCGATCTGGCGGCCCGTCGCCAGGGCGTCGTACATGGCCTGGAAGGTCTTGCGGGTCCAGGCCGTGAGCTTGCCGGGTTCGAGGCTGAGGAGGGCGCGGAGCATCTGGAGACCGGTCGGTTTCATGGCCCCCTTAGACACCGATGAGGTCCTAAACGGTCGGGGGCAGAAGGGGCCTCCAGTCCTTCAAGAAATGCTTGCAATCCATGGGGGTGAGGCAGTCCCGTTCCGTCATGGGGGAGATTCGGGCATCACCAGGACCACGACGCGCGCGATGCCGGCCAGCCCGATGCCCACGACCAGGGCGGCCGTCGGGCTACCCGCGACGAACGTGAACGTGAGGGCCGAGACCGCGGTTCGTTCCGCGGTCCACCTGCCCTTGCCGTACGTGAGGAAGAGGGCGTCGAGGGGGAGGGGCCCCTCGTCCCGGTCGTCGACCCAGGTCCCTCCGTCGTTCCTGGACATGAGCTGGTAGGTCGGCGGGGTCATGGGGTCTCCAGGATGATCGTGTACGCGCTCGGCTCGACGTGACGGGCCTTGTGCGAGAAGGTCCACTCCTCGGCCCATTCCTGGCGCGTCAGGGTGAGGTTGTCGAGGCTCCGGCGGATCAGGTGAACCCGGGCCCCCTCGACGGCCACGACCCGCCCCCGCCGGGTGACCTCCCGGGAGACCCTGAAGATGTCCTCGGGGTCATCCCGGTGCCGGTCGATTTACTCGGGGGAGTAGCGGACCCTCACAGGGCCTCGCGGCACGCCTTCTTCCACGCCTGCCGAACCGCCGCCTTCTCGGCTGCGTTGCACCCCCGGCGGCTGCCCCGTCCGTGACGGATGACGACCCGCTTTGCCCACGGGCACTGCCCCTGCGCCTTCGTTCCGTTCTTCATGATGCCTTCTCCTGTGCAAACTGGGCCTTGGCCGCATCGACCAGGGCGCGCTTCTGGAGTCCCTTGCGGGCGAAGTGCTCCGCCATCTCGACCTCCCCCGCCGCCCGGTACTCCCGGTAGACGCGCCGTAGCACGGCCAAGTGGCGCTCCCCCCGAGCGATGTCCACCTCCAGCGTCGCCTTGCCCCGGCAGAGGTAGCAGACCCCCCTGTCGGGGACCCAGGCGATGCTCCCACCCTTCCCCGCGCAGCGAGGGCAATCCATCGTCACCACCGGGCCGTTCTTGCGTTCCATGGGGCTACGACGCAGGGCCCCCCTCCGGAATCAAAACCGGCCCGTCGATTTCACCCTTCCCGCCAGGGCAAGGCCGCCCACTCCCCTTCCGTCTCCGGAATCTGGTTCCGCACCTCGTTCGGAAGGCTGACCTTGGACGGCACGTCCGTGAGGACCCGGCACTGCGGGCACCGGAAGGTGCTGTAGACGTAGCGCCCCCCGCCGTGGTCGTCGTTGTGCGTCTTGAAGAGGTCGGTGGCCTCGACCCGCAGGAGAGCCCCGCAGCCCCCCATGTTGTTGCCGCTGCCTGTGCAGGTCGCCTCGAACGCCCAGCCCGTCTGTCCGTTGCCCGGTTTCAGTACCTTCCTTGCTCGTCCGTACACCGATCGTCCGGGTTGAAGGGCCGCGCGAAGGTCGCGGACCACTGCTCTTCGTCCGCCCGGTTGGCGTCCATGGCCTTCTGGGTCGTCGGCCGCACCCACGTCCCACGCTTCACGCGCGTCACGCTCCCGCTGTAGCTGACGCCATAGACGAACACCTCGACGTCCAGCTTGAGGAACTTGGACGCGTTGTCGCTGACCCGAAGATAGGCGGTGCTGCCGGTGCGCTTCGTGAAGAAGCCCCCCTGCGGGATGGTCTCGACGGGGATCATTCCGGGGTTCTGCGGTTTGTCCATGGCCCCGCGTCTACACCGGGAGTGGTCGCCCCTCTCCCTTTGGTGTAGACGTCCCCGGTGGACGATAGCCCCGAAGACTTCCTCCGTGCCCTCACCGGGGGCGAAGCCCCTGCCCCGGCCATCAATGACGGCCGACCCCTCGTCTACTCGGCTTGCGTGGGCTCGAACGCCGACCAGTTCCCCGGCATCCTGGACCTGTACGTCCCCGAAGGAGCCCGGGTAGCCGACGTCACCTACGGCCGTGGGGTCTTCTGGCGCAACGTCCCAGCAGGACGGATCACCCTCCTCGCGACGGACCTCCAGACCGGGACGGACTTCCGCAGCCTCCCCTACGAAGATGGCAGCATCGACGCCCTGGTCCTCGACCCCCCCTACATGCACACGCCTGGGGGGACGGCCCACCGGGGCCACCAGAGCTACGAGGCCGCGTACCAGAACAATGCCACCACGGCCCCCGAGGGGACGAAGTACCACGAGGCCGTCCTCGCCCTGTATCTCCAGGGGATCGCGGAGGCTCACCGGGTCCTCCGTACGAAGGGGGTCCTCATCCTCAAGGGCCAGGACGAGGTCTGCGCCGGCAAGCAGCGCCTCACCCACGTCGAGCTGATTTCCGGGACTTCCGATCGCTTCGTCGTCGAGGACTACTTCATCACCGTGAGCGTCAACCGCCCGGGGGTGTCCCGGATGGTTCGTCAGCTACACGCGCGCAAAAACCATAGCTGGTGGCTCGTGCTCCGACGAAGGTGACCTGGGACATCAGCCGGCTCACGATCGCCGACGAGATGCGGTCCCCGATGATGCCCGCGATCGAGAGCGTGAGCGTGTCCCCGGGGGACAGGCAGGTGAGTGCCAGGACATGCAAGTAGAAGGGCTTGTAGCCGCAGCGATCGATGTAGACCATCGAACCCGATGATCGTGATGTTCTCTTTCACGGCAAAGATCATCTCGTTTGGGCGGTCCAGGTGATGCAGGTAGCGGTAGGGGAGTAGCTCCCGAGGGGTGGGGGGGGGGGTCGAGGACGCGGAGGAAGGAGACGTAGGCGGAGCCGATGGGGGCGACGGCCGGCCGCGTCTCGGGGGTCACCGTCTGGCCCAGGGCTTCCCAGGCTTCCGTGAGGTCGTCCATGGCGCTCCTGGTACACCGTGGGGAGGCGGTGTACGGGAGGGGGCGGTCAGGACACGCCGCCCCGATTTCCGGGGACGTCCATCACCCTGACCCCCTGGTAGCCCATGACCGATTCCACGCAGATGCTCCTCGCCGCGTTCCAGCACAAGGCTCAGGCCGAGGCCCGGGCCATGACCGTGACCATCGAGCACGCCTTTGATCTCGCCACGGACTTCATCCAGGGCCAGGCCGAGCACAAGGCCCTCGCTGCGGTCCTCACGGCGCTCGGCCAGCCGATTCCTGAGCCCCCTCCCGAGGTCGCAGCCAAGGTCGCGGAGCTTCGCACTTCCCTCTACCTCTTGCTCGACCTCCTGCCCCCCGAGACCACGTCGAGTCTGCCCCCGGCCCCGGTCCCTGCGCCTTGCCCCCTCCCGGCCCCCACGGTCCTCCCGCCCCCGCCCCCGGCTACGGAACCCGTGGTCGAGTCCGAGCCCGCGGCTCCGGCTCCCGTGAGCGGCCCGGTGCTCGCCCAGGCGCCCTCCGGGCCCTTCGAGGGGTTCGCCGAGCGCTTCCAGCGGGCGGTCCGGGAGATTTCCGAGCTGGACACGACGATTGCCCACATGCACGACACCCGCCGCGCGCCCTGGGCCCAGGCCATCCTGGCCGACCTCCGGCAGATCCTCGTCGAGTTGCCCCCGGGTGACCCCCTCCGGGAGCAGTGCCACACGATGGTCCGCAGGGTCGGGGGGATCGTGAAGACCAACGGGTGCACCTTCTCGCTCCGGGGTCTCGCCCATGCCCACGACGACAACTGGATCACCCTCGGGGCCACCTGCCGGCGCCGGGTCCAGGTCTTCGACACGGACTCGGAGGTCACGCCCGGCCAGCGGGAAGATGTCGAGGACGCGGCCCCCCGCGCCGTCCCCCTCTTGCCGAAGCTCCGGCAGTGCTCCGGAAAGATCCTGCTCGTCGGCAACGTCCCCATCGAGGACAAGGTCGCGTTGCTGGTCAAGCGGTACGGGGTCGATGCCGAGTGGGCGGCCCTCACGTCCGCCAATGGCAAATGCGAGTCGGTGGCTCGCCGGATCGCCGGAGGCGGTATCCGGGCCGTGCTCATCTGCGAGGGCTTCCTCGATCATGGGGTCACGACGATCCTGACCCGGGAGTGCAGCGTCAACGGCGTCCCCTGGCGCTACATCGGCCGCGGGGGCATCGGGCGCATGGGTCGGGCCCTCGAAGAGATCGAGGAGCACCTGGCGGCCTTACCGGCGCGGTGTAGCGTGGGGGCAGGAGCCCACCCCCATGCGCTACGCCCTCCTGTCCGCCGCCCTGCTCTTCACGTCCGCTGTCGCCCTCCCCGCCCGGGGAGAGCCCCTCTTCCACACGGACGTGGACGACCAGGCCAACCTCTTCGACCAGGGCGCGGTCGCCCGTCTCCAGCAGACCCACCCCTACCGGCTGCGGATCATGACGGAGAGGGACCCCCAGGGGGGCCCCGGGCTTCTCGAAAAGGCCAAGGACGCCGTCGACAGCCGGCAGACCGTGGTCATCGCGATCGACCCCGACCACCGCAAGACCTACGTCCGGTTCGGGTCCGACGTCGGGGCTAAGGAGAAGGACTACGACGCCATCGCCGCCAGCGGGAACTCGGCCTTCCGGGAGAAGCGCTGGGCCGACGGCGTCAACGACATCGTGGCCCGCTCCGAGGCGAGCATGAATGCGGTCACCGCTCGCTCGACCCAGGCCCCCATCCTGGAAGTCCACGAGACCCCGACCCTCGCCTACATCGGGATGGGCCTGACCTCCCTGACGATCGCCGTCATGGGCCTCTTCTTCTGGTGGAACCGCCGCCGGGAGCGCGCCTTCCGTGACATGCTGCGGCAGGCTGGGGAGGAGGCCGACCGGAAGCGCGAGGAGGCCAACGACCTCATGAGGCGCAACATCGAGGAGCAGGAGTGGCACGACAAGATGGCCGCTCGGGTCAAGCAGGACGAGGCCCGGCAGGCCGCGGTCGAGAAGGCCCAGGCCCGGAGGGTCGAGGACATGGTCGTCGTTGCGGCCCCGCCTTACCCCACGGACAAGGAGCTGGAGGAGCTTGCCGCCGTCGAGGAGAGCAAGCCCGCGTGGGACCGGTGGGGCGGCAAGAGGGAGATCGAGTGGCGAGGCCGCACGCCCTCGGGGGGCCGCGTCGCCCCCTCCCGCTACGTGGAGCCGTCGCGTCCCCAGACCAACGTGGCGGTCGCCGTCGTCCCGTCGCCCTACGCGCCGATGTACGACCCCACGCCCAGTTCGCCCGCCTACACGCCGCCCCCGCCGCCCCCCTACCAGCCCCCGCCCCCCTCGTACGGAAGGTCGCGGCGCTCGTCTTCGGGGTCGTCCTCGTCCTGGGGCGGCTCGTCGTCCTCCTCGGACTCGGGCAGCGCCTTCGGCTCGTCCTCCTCGGGGTCGTCCTCGTGGGGCGGGTCCTCGTCGTCCTCTTCGGACTCCGGGGGCAGCTCCTCCTGGCCGGACTCGGGCGGGGGGTCGAGCAGCTCGGGCTCCTCCGATTCTGGCGGGGGCGGCTCGGACTGGTGATGGTGTAGGGAATCGCCATGCCCACCCCCGAACCCGACCCCGCGTCCTCGCGGTCCTCTACCTGATGCTCCTCATGCTGGGCGGGCTCGTCCTCGCCTGCGGGGTGTTCCTCGTCCGGCTCGTGCTGGGCAAGGAGGAGATCAAGACCGCGAAGGGACCTCGGCCCCCTCAGCGGTCCACCTCGGCCGAGACCACGGCCTACTACACGCCCCCGGCCCCGACGAACGGGGGGTCCAGCGACTCGCCCGCGGCGACGAGGGACTCGTCCACCGGGGGCTCCTCGTCCTACGACGCTGGGTCCTCGGGCGGGTCCTCTTCCTTCGACAGCTCCAGCGGGGGCGGATCGGCGAGCTTCGGATGTCAACCGAAAGGCTTGTGTGGGGGAGCTTCCCTGCCGCCCGCCTCGACGATCGCCTCGTGACCGCTCTCGTCAACGCCGGGCACACGGTCAAGGCCGCGGCGGGGGACGTTACCATCGGAGTCGGGGGCGTCGACTTCCTCGTGGCGCTCTCGGTGACGACCGGCTGGAAGACCCCCAACCCGGAGGGCAAGGGTAACGTCCGCCGTAGGATCGGCGAGATCCAGGGGTTCCTGCGAACGAACCGGGTCAGCTACGTCTCCCTCGTTGTCGCGGAGTTTACGACGGGAGCCAGCACCTGGAACGTGGGTCAGTGCTTCTCTCCGCCGGCTCCCGCCCCCGCCCCCACGCCCGCCCCGGCCCCTGTGCCTACGCCGTTCCCCACCCCTACCCCCGCCCCTGACCCTGTGCCGGAGAGAACCGCGCACGAACTCATCTCGGAGGAACCCGATGCCCCGCTTTGGCGTCCTCGCCACGCTCCCTTCCGAGGCCGACGGGCCTCTCGTACTCGCCGCCCTGGTCAACGCCTGCTTCACCGTGGGCACGGATGGCCGTGCCCTCTACACCCGGGGCCAGGGCGCGAGCCCCGTGGTCCTCATGGCCCTCGTGTGCTTGCGGAGCGCCCTACCCACGAAGGTCCTCAACGAGACCCTTCGCCGGATCACGCAGAGCGTCACGGTCCTCTCCCTCGCCATCCGGGACCCGGAAGGGACCTGGGCCCTCGGGGGTCCCTCCTACGGGGTGCCCAAGGACCCCATGGGCGAGCCGCCGCGGGATACACAGCGGGAGACGGGACGGAGTGCCCGGGCCCGTGAGAAAGAGAAGGAGGAGCCCCCCCAGGTGGGCGGCGTCTACGACCAGGTGGGGAAGCTGACGCGAGCAACAGCAACAACGTCATCGTCACGGTCACGCTCCTTTCGGACGAGGCGGTCAGCACCCTCATCCGCCTGCTGGTCGAGTCGGCCTACACGGTCAAGGCGGGCTTCGGGTACAACACCATCCTCGCGGGCCCGGTCGGGGACTGGTGCGGCCGGGTGGTCTGCCTCCGGGTGGAGAAGGAGGGCAGCCGGGGCATGGCCGACGAGTTCAAGGCGGACTTCGTGAAGGCAACCGAGCGGATCAACTACCTCTCGGCCGTCATCATCGGCTACAACGCGAGCGTCGCCGTCCTGTGCCCTCACCTGGTCGACGGAAAGGAGAAGGCCCCGGGGTCCGTCTACGACGCCGTGAACGACGAAGAGAAGTAGCCGGGGGGCGGTTACCTACTTCTCTCCCGGACAGGGGTATGCGCTGCCTGCGGTGCGGAGGTCCCACAGATGCTCAGGACTGGACCCTGCTCCTCCATGGTTGCCCGGGCTGCGCTCCCTCCTTCTTGCCGCCGGCGCCCTTCATGACGCAGATGGGCGAGGGGAGGATGAGGCGAGCCGGCCGCTGGGCCATCTTCCCGCACGAGTGGTTTTATCGCCATGACCCCCGCTACAACCCCCAGCTCCGTCGGGGCTGGAGGAAGTTCGGTGCGGTTCCCAGCCCCCCCACCGCGCTACCCCTCTGGTGGTAGCCAGGAAAGGAGTCGTGCCATGCCCGATGGAGCCCCCTACGTGTTCGAGGCCACCCGCGCAACCTGGGTCATCACCGCCGCCGATGAGGGCGTCCTGCAAGGGATGTCCCGTCGCTTCCGCGATGATCCCCACGTCGACAAGGTCGAGCGCCTCCACCGCGGCCCTGACCTCTTCCTCCGGGTGACCTTCAAGAACGGCTACGGGGCGCCCCTCCGCCCCGAGCTGGGCGTGCTCCGGCACGCGGGCGGGGAACTCGTCGTCGAGCCCAGCCAGGCAGGGCGCAAGGGCAGGAAGGGTGGTATCCCCCGGACGGCCTACGACCTCATCGGGATGGACTGACAAGGACGCGCCGAGGACCCCCATGCCCTCTCCCCGCCTTTTCATCCGCCACCTCCCCTTCACCACCGCCGCCGATCGCGCACGGGTCATGCACATCTACGCCCTGGCCGAGCTGGACCCGAGCGTGGACGAGGTCCGCATGGCAGAGAGCGCCCAAACCCTCCTGGCGACGTTCGAGGTCCGGCCGCATCAGGGCGCTGTCTGGCCGGCGCACCCCGACCTGGTGGCCCTCGTCGCCCCCTTGACAAACCCGGACGCCTGGCCTGCCGAACCCGAGGGGCCCACGGTCTACGAAATGCTCCTCTGACCCTCCCGGGCCATCCGGACTCTCGGCGCTGCGCAGACTCCCCCTGTGCAGCGCCTTTTTTGTTTCCCGCGCGCCCGGTGTAGAGAGAGGGGGTCGAGGCGACAATGGCGCCCGGCACCACGAAAGGTTGCAGAGCATGGACACGCAGTCGCAGAACACGCAAGAGACCCAGGGTGAGACCGTTACGCAGGGGGAGACCCGCCAGGGAGAGCCGGCCCAGGGGCGGCTCGTGGGGGGTGAAACCCTCGTGACCCGCATCTTCCGGGAGCTGTCGATCCGACACCTCGCGGAGTCGGGCCGGCTGGAGAAGATGCGGGAGGAGTTCGTCGCGCTCGTCGAGGGTCACCCCTCCGTCCGGCGTACCGATCGGGCCTACGCCGTCCGGTACGCCGACGACATGACCACGGCGCTCCTGTCGCTCGGGATCAGCTCGACCGTCCCGGCCCCCGTGGCCCCGGTCCCCGTGCCCACCACGCCCGTGGCCCCCGTGGCCGCGGTCACCGCGGAGAGCGACGAGATCAACCTCGACGACCTCCTGTCGGGGTACATGGTGGCCGAAGGCCATGAGACGGACGACTTCCTCAGCACGATCACCTCCGGGCCGCAGAACCCGCTCGACGGGATCGTCGCCCCGGGGGGGCCCCTTCACGCGGCGCTCGAGGAGTTCCGCACGTCGGCCAAGAAGGAGCACCCCTTCCTCCGGGTGTTCCCCTTCGGGGGGGCGCGGTACGTCGCCCTCGGGACCATCATGGGCGTCATCCCCGACGGCGCCCACGCCGGCAAGCAGATGTCCGCCCACATGACGGTGGTCCCCCACCGCCGCTTCCGGGACGTGCCCGAGGACATCGCCCCGACGCTCGGGGGGCGGCAGATCAGCGTCTCCCCGCCCGCGCAGGACTCCCTCCGCAAGTTCGTGTTCCTGATCCGCCACAAGCCGGGCCTCAAGATCCGCTGGTGGCTCCGTGTCGGGGACCGTGACGAGCCGAAGGGCGTCCGGTTCGTCGAGCTGACCGACGACGCGAAGGGCTGGCGGCCGAGCGGGCGCTGAACTCCCGGCCTCACCCCCCGGGTCGCACAAGAGGCCCGTGTCCTTGACCCCTGACGGGCCGGGACACGGGCCTCTTGCCTTTGGTTCGCGCCCTCAGCGGGGCGTGAGCTTGGTGCAGAGAATGGCGCCCAGGTCGAAGTCGAGGAAGGGCTCCTTCGGGCTCATCGCCCGGGCCGTCGGGTCCATCGTCCGCTGGTAGGCCGTGTAGGAGGCCGCGAGGGCCTCTCGCTCCTCGGGGGAGAAGATCCGCTTGCCCTTCGCGTCCCGGCATTCCTTGAGGTCGTAGTCGTTGCAGATCTTCGACCCAAGTTCGATCTCGTAGCCGTGGAGCATGACGAGGAGGAGCTTGTGCTCGGCCGGGGACAGCGTGCGGGTGCCCTCCTCGCTCACGCCCGAGCGCTCCACTTCTTCGGACGGGCCTCGTCGAAGTCCGCGAGGGCCAGCTCGGCCTCGGCCCGGCTGGGGCGGTCCTTGATCCGCAGGTGGAGCGCCAGCCCCTCGGCCCGCCACTTGGACATCGCCGCCTCCGGAGTCAGACCCGGGAACGACTTGGACCACTCCTGGAAGCTCATCGCGAACGAAAACGGGTTCATGTTCTGATCTCCTCTACAGCCTCACGCGGGCCGGGTACACAACGCATTGATCCAGAAGGGCACCCCCTTGTGGTCGGTCAGGGTCATCGTCCGGGGGACGAGGCCCACAAACTCACGTTTTGGTCCCGGGTCTTGCCCGCGAAGTCCCTCCCGTGCTCGTCCCAGGTGCTCACCCCTTCACCTTCATGGACGCCAGGATGTCCTGGGCCGTCATGGCCATGTCATCGAAGGGGATCGGTTCCCCCTTCCCGAGCGGGGGCAGGTCACACGTCAACCGCGTCTTGTTGACGAGGTCCAGGACTTCCTGCTGGACCTCGTCCACGGCGCTGATTTTCACATTCCCCGTCACCCTGTTCAGGCGGGCCTGGCGGATCACGATCTCCAGAATCATCTTGGTCGCGGTTCTCATGCCCCCGGATTACAACAGCTCCCGTACCTCGAAGTGCATCCCGTCGGGCCGGCCGGGGAAGTTCCCGCCCCAGAAGAAACCATGCTCATGGGCGAGGGGCACGAGGTCCCGACAGGACCCCTTCGCCCCGCTCGCCGCCGGGATCTTGCCGAGCCCGTTCCACCCGGCATTGATGTCGAAGGCGGTGCCCCAGGCGTGGTTGCTCAGGTTGGTACGGCTCCCCCGGACGAAGCGAGGCGCCCAGCTCCCCGCCCACGAGAGCACGAGGGGGAGCAGGCCCGCCTCCTCCCACGCGGCCCACAGGGCCTGGAGCTGAGGGGCCGCCTTCCGGTGGAAGGGGACCTTGTGGCTCCCCGGGGCCCCAAGGACGCCCGCAAGCTGCGGCAGGTCCACCGTCACGATGTTCTGCGAAGGCCAGCCGTCGGTGATCGTGATGGCCTCCGTAACGGTGGCCGTCGGCGACGGGCGGTAGGCGAAGGTCCCGAAGAGCTGCGCCCGGTCCGCCGCGGACAGGGGCCCCGGGTGGTCGTCGGCAGGCGGCCCCGGGATCGCCATGCCTCGGGAAACCGCTTCGGCGATCGTCTTGGGACCTGCGATTCCGTCGGCCCCGAGGCCGGCGTACCGCTGGAAATCCACGGTCGCCTGGCGGGTCTCGGCGTCGAACACGCCCGTCACTTCCCCGTGGTAGAGGCCCTCCCCGAGCAGGAAGGTTTGCCACGTCCGAACCTCGGGCCCCGTGCTTCCGGTTTGCATCGTCATCGTCATTCCTTCCTTGACAGTACCACGGGCGGTGTAGCTCTTAGGCGCAATGGACACCATCGACGCCGCAAACGACGAGACAAGCTATCTCTCCAAGGTCTACGGGCTGCTCACCCTGGGCCTGGGGATCACCATGACCACCGCGTACCTCGCGGTCACCCGGGGGGCGACCGTTCCGGTCGAAACGAAGCACGGGCCCATGCTCGTGACGCCGGCCGTGTCCCTCGCCGTCGAGCACCCGCTCCTGCTGTCCCTGATCTTTCTGGCCCTGGCCGTGGTCGCGGCCGTGGTCCGCAAGGTCAAGGGCATCGGCTTCCTCGTCTTCGCGGTCTTCACCGTGGTGTCGGGGCTGCTGATCGGGCCGGCCATCGCCTACGCCGAGTTCAAGGCGTCGCAGGGGCTGGGCCTCTCCCCGCACCCGGTCCGGGACGCGGGGCTCCTCATCACGGCCGCCTTCGTCGGCCTCTCGGCCTACACGCTGATGAGCAAGCGGGACTTCTCGTACATGGGAGGCTTCCTCTTCTCGGGGCTCATCGTCCTCATCGGGGCAGGCATCCTCAACCTCTTCCTCGGATCTTCGGTCCTCGGCGTGGCGGCGGCGGGGGTCGGGGTCATCCTCTTCCTCGGCTACATCCTCCACGACACGTCGAACATCCTCCGGGGCAACCGGGATGACGCGGTCGGCGACGCCCTGAACCTCTACCTGGACGTCCTCAACATCTTCCTCGACATCTTGCGCCTCTTCGGCAGCAAGGACTGAGGGAGACCCCCGGGTTGCCCCGAGGGGGGATGCTACCCGAGGATGATGTCGTAGGCGCTCTTCGGGGCGCCTGGTTCCGTTTCCTCCTCGACGCGGACGCTGAGGGGGCGCCAGGGGGACTGGGGGCGGAGGGTGCGCCAGTCGGGGAAGGTGACCCGCTCGTAGTCGAGCCCCTCGGTCGGCCAGTAGACGTAGTCGGCGCGGGCGATGTCTCCGGGGTCGAGGTCCTGGGCCGCGTGGAACAAGACCCAGGCGATCTTGCCGACCTTGACGAAGCAGGGGTTGTTGACGCCCGGCTTCGTGGTCCCGCCCTTGTCCCCCACGGCCCGGACATACCGGGCCGCCATCTTCTCGGCCCTCTTCTTGTCGGCCGCCAGGAAGATCACGCACTTCCCCTCGACCACGACGTCGCGGAGTAGCTCTTCGAGGAGTCCGGGTCCGGCTCGCATGAGACTCAGGCCCGCTTGTCCCCGTGGCGGATCGGGCGTGTCGCGTTATAGAGCATCTTGGTCCGCACGGCGTGGGCGACGTCTACCCCGAACTCGTGGGCCGTGTCGAAGGCGCGGATGATGATGTCGGCGATCTCCTCCTCGGCGCAGGTGAGGGGCGCGAGACCCTTCGACGCCATCTTGTCGGCCTTGTCGCAGGGGTGGTTCAGGGTCCCCGCCCGGGCCGCCTCCCACATCTCGCTCACCTCCCCGTGCTCGTTGGCCGTGTAGACGGCCATACGGATGTGGGCACACTCCTCCGAGGCCCATAGCTCGGGGCTGATCCCGGGGGGCGGCTCCTTGAAGCCCTTGCGCGCCGCATTCTTGGCGATCTCGTCGCGTAGATCGTTCAGGATGCTGAGGTCGGCGGTTTTGATATCGATCTCCATAATCCCCCACTTACACCAAGAGACCATGAGTCACACCCCCTGTGCCCTCTGCGGCGGCGATCACAATTTCCCCTTCGACAAGGACGTCATTGCCTTCTTCATGGAAATCGCCGAGGAGAAGGACCGGGCCGCCCGGATGGCCAAGGTACAGAACCTCGGGGAGATCTTCGAGGCCATGATCGACGCCGATGACGCTGGCTGGCCCGAGGATGTCCACCGGATTATCGAGCAGCTTGCCGAAGCTCGCCTCGCCGTCCACCAGCTCGAGAGCCAGCTCGGGCGCACGGCCATGCGGGCCCTGGCCGATTGCATCGAGGACCACGCCGAGCAGTTCCCCACCCCGAAGGACAAGAAGCCCAAGGCCCCCGCGGTCAACTGAACGGGTCGTCGTCCGAGGACCCCTGGCTCGCGTTCAGGTGGTCGTAGGCGGTCTTGGCGGACAGGGGGGTGGGGGTCGGCCGGGGGGACGGGCAGACGCGGGCTGGGGGCCCGTCTCCGTGCGGATCGTGGTCCGGGCCAGCTCTCGGATCTCGGCCGTGGTGCGAACCACCTCGTAGTCGTTGCAGAGGGTACGGGGGGCGAAGGGCACCCGCACCGGTGGACGGCCCACCCGGAAGCGGGCGCGGTCACCGCCCACGGGCCCGCGGGGCATGTCGACGTCCCCCATGTCGAACTCCACCGCGAAGCCGCGCGGGGCCCTGGCCCCCTCGCCGTCCAGGTCGAAGTCGAAGGAGGCCCTGTCCGCCTGCTGGGGACGTCCCCGGTCGATGCCTGGGGTGGAGGTCGGGCGGAGGGCCCCGGACCGCAGGGCCCTCCGCCCGCATCTCCTGGGCGCCGGCCGGCGAGAGGAAGAGGCCCGGTTCGAGGTCCGGTGTCCCCTTGCGGGCCTGGGGGACCTGGGAGGCTGTGCGGATGCTGCCCGAGGCTACCTTGGTCGGCAGGGCAGGGCTCTCGGCCATGAGGCGGTAGTAGGGCCCGTCAGGGCACGCGCACCCCCCTTGGCCCGCTTCGCGGTAGATGACCTTGTGGCACGAGCCACAGGTGGCCAGGGGGGTCGCCATACCTCGTACTTTAGAGGGAAGATGCTCGGGGGCAACGGCACGTCCTGGTGTAAGAGGCCCCATGCCCTTGCCCCGTCGTCGTGGTGGTCGGTATCGCAACGTCCACGAGGAGCCCCTCCCCCCCTGTGCAAGCGACAAATGGCGGGAGTGGTCTGCCCCCCTGCTCGGCTTCCTATCCGTCCCCCGGACCTGGGCCGAGATCAATGCCTGGAAGCAGACCAGCGGGCACGATGCCTCGATGCTCCGCAACTGCCTCGCCTGGCTGGAGACCATGAAGCTCGTCCAGGACATGACCGAGGAGGGCGAGGTCCGCTGGGTCGGGCGGGAGGCCCTGGCGGATCACCTGCTCGCCCGGATGGGGGCCACCCTGGCCGCCTCCCCCCCGGCGCCCTAGCGCTTGTACCCGGCCTCGCGCATGAGGGCCTCGTACTTGGACCCGAAGTCGAACATCTGATTCCAGAGGTCGAGCTTCCTCGCCAACCACTTGTTCAGGGCCATGCCGAACTCGTGGTAGAGCCGTTCGAGCTTGTCGGCGATCCGCGTGAGGGAGTCGGAGTGCTGGGGGTCGTGGTCCTCGTGCTTGTCCGCGTCTTCGAGGACGTACTTCTTCGAGTCCATGAGCATCTTCGAGAAGGCCGAGGACTTGCTGAGCTTGTCGTAGACCTTGTTCCGCTGACCCAGGACATCGTCCAGCTCGTCGCGCAGCTTGAGCATGGTCCGGGGGAGGCCGCAGTAGTCGTCGGCGATGTCCTCGGCGGCGGCGATCCACACGTCCCCGGCCTTCTCGATCCGCTTGATCGCCGGTTCCAGGAGCCCTTCGGTGCGGACGTGGCTGATCTCCGCCTCGGACTCGAAGGCCAGCGACTCCCGACGGATGGCCGAGTCCATGGCGGCGCAGGCCATGCTCCACTTGCCGATGGCCGCCTCGGACAAGCTGTTGCCCATCAGCCCGCGGAGGAAGTTCTGGCGCTCGTAGTCGACGGTCTGCGCCGCGTTGCTGAAGATCTGGTAGCTGCGGATGTCGACGTACTCCCCGGCGAGGTACTTCTTCCAGGTCGCGGCCTGCTTGCGCAGCTTCTTGACCGCCAGCTCCCACATCATCTTCGTGGACGTCTTGCCGCAGGCCCCGCTCTTCCCGTCGTTCGTGTTCCAGAGGAGAGCGATCATCATCTCACCCGTGTCGTTGCTCGGGGGGAGGAAGGCTTGCCGCAGCATCTCCTTCCGGTCCGGGGGCAGGGCCGGGTCGTTCATGAGGGGCTTGATCTTCTTCGTGATGAACGCGACGAGGTCGTTGTCCGGCTTGGCCAAGAGGGCCCTGTCGGTCTTGAGCGCCTTGTCGAGCGGGTCGGCCCCCTTGTCGTAGGTGAGGTCGTCCGCCCGCTTCCGCCAGCGGGCGACCAGGGCGTCGGTGATCCGGCTCACTTCGACCCCCGGGGGATCGACCCGAGGACGGCCCGGATGGCGCCGAGGTCCCGCGCCGTCTTCCCGTCCCCGAACACCCGCTTCTCGAAGAGGACGCTCTGGTGGACGGGCAGCTTGTCCATGCAATAAAAGGCGAACATTTCGGCGAAGTTCTCCGCCGGGCTCGTCTTGGCGTAGTTGGTGACGAAACCCTTGTAGTTGGGGTCGGTCTCGGCCATGTTTTTGCGGGTCACGCCCTTCAAGGCGTAGAAGGTGTCGAAGCTCGTCGTGACCGATCCGGACCGGCCCCCCTCGGGCTTGAGGCGGACGACCTGATGGTACGGGTCGGCGCTCACGACCTCGAACACCTTGCCCTGGCTCTTGACGGTGTCCCCGGGGGCGGGGGTGGGCATCTTGCGCTCGGTCTTGTCCTGGTGGGCGATGGCCTGGTAGAGCGTGTCCGCCACCCCCCTCGGGAGCTGCTTGTTCTCCCACCGGTGCCCGAGTTCGTGGATCACCGTGTGGACCGTGTCCCACTCGGGCTTGCCGTTCGCCCGGATGTACAGGCCGTCGTCCTTCGTCTGGTAGAAGGCGAGGACATTCGATCGCATCAGGGTGTTGGTGATCTGGATGGGCCCGTAGCAGCAGGCCCCGAGGCCCGCGCGCTGGATGAGCTGGGTCGACTTCTGGACGATCTCCTCCATGTTGGCCATGACGTCGGGCTTGAAGCCCCCCGTGTTGACCAGCGTGAAGGGGCCGACCTTGATCTTCGTCCCGGCCCCGGTCCCCTCGTCCCCCGCCTCCCCGTGGGCCTTGCCGGCAGCCAGGGCCTTGACCGCCACGTCGAGCTGCGTCCCGATGGCCGTCGCCTGCCGGTCGTACCAGGTGAGGTAGTCGAAGGTGGAGTTGCGCGTCGTCATCCGGGGCCGGCTGGGGCGCTTCGCCCAGACCCGCGCCGCTGCCTCGACCTTCTTGCGCAGGGCATCGGGGAGCGTCAGGGCCCCCAGTATCCCGAGAAAGAGGCGGTCCCCGGGCAACTGGAGCCCGATGTACTGGGGCCACTTCTCGTAGACGACCTTCGACTGGCCATCCTGGGCCAGCCCGAGTTCCGCGGGCGTCGCCGATCCGGGTTCCTTGACCCTCTTCGTGGCCGCCTTGAGGGCCGCTTGCAGCATGTCCTGTTCCTTGAGGAATGCCTGCGCCCGGTCGTTGAACAGCTTGAAGTCAGCCGGCGGGTCGGCCGCCGCCTGGACCCGGCGCGCGAGCCGCTCGGACATCGTCGTCTTGAATGGGAAGGTCATGCTCACCCTGTCTTCTCCTTGGTCTCCGCCCCACACCACGATGTCCGTCACCTCCCACCGTACCCCCGGGTCGACGTTCTTGTTGGCGGCGCCGTCGTAATGGACGGCGGGGTCACCAGAGTAGGCCAGGGTGACGTGGGGCCGGTAGACGGGGAACTTCTCGTCGTAGGCCACCCCGTGCTCCTTCAAGGTGGCGCACACCCGCTCCCGGAGGCGGTGCAGGTCATCGCTCTCGACCTTCCCGATCACCGGCACCGTGCCCTTCTCCGGGTGCGGGGCGAAGGTCCCCACCTCCCGCACCGCCGCCTCGAAGGGCTCGGTCTCCCCGGCGACGTCGAGGAGGGCGCTCATGCACCCCTCCAGGGTCTCCGCCGGGACATCGTCCCCGAGGTAGACCATCGTGACGTGATACCAGGCGGGGTCCTCGGGCTCGCCGAACTTCCCGACCTCGACCCGCTCCACCAACTGTTGTGCTGCCTGGCGAGGCACGCGAAGTCCGACGAAGGCCATTGCCATAGCGCACTTTTAGGAAGATCCTTGGTATGGCTCCCTCCCTCCCCCCGCAGGCGGGCCCCGCCCGCGAGTCCTCCATCCTGGATCTCATCGCCCAGGGCGGCGCCCAGATCACCTGGGCTGACCTGCCCTCCTCGGCCGGCGGGCACACCGCGATCTTCCGCGTGTTCGCCGACGCCCTCATGATCGACGGGCTCCGGGTCAACCTCTCGGCCGCGGGTGAGCAGAAGGCGGCCGACCTCCTCGGCTGTTCCCTCCTCACGCCCAAGCTCGCCGATCTCATCTGGCAGCACCGGGCGGTCACCCTGGCCCCCCACCCCTTCCCGATCGACACCACGACGGCTCTCATGGTCCGGCACTCCCAGGTCCTCGATGCCGACCTCGCCCGGCAGGGGAACCCCCTCGGCCTCATCAGCACCGTGGGCAAACACTGGGTCATCGCCAACGGCATCCCCCAGGGCCGCGCCATGAACTACGGCTGGCACGTAGCCCCCGGGGGCTACGCCGGTCCGACCGAGGTCGTCGCCTCGCTCTACAAGGACAAGAACGGCCAGTACGGGCGGCTCATCCAGGGCTGCGGCACCCGGCACGACTCGTCCCACGCCGACTACAGCCAGACCGTCGTCCTGGTCAGCCAGGACTGCGTGGTCGACGGGCAGCCGGCGAAGCTCTCGGACGTCCTCCAGAGCCCCGAACTGGCCGCCCTCGCGTCGCACCAGGGGCCCCTCACGATCCTCCGCCAGCCCGGGGTCCCGGAGACGCCCGTGGTCCCCGTCTACACCCTCCTGTGAGGCACTTATCGTGGCCCGGGGGGTATGCAACTCGGGACCCTCCTCGACGCCGTCCGGGCGATCAGCCCCCATGCCCAGGTGCATTTTCTCCCGGTGCCGTACCGGGATGACATCTGGGTCCTGCGCGTCATCGTGGGGAGCGTAGTCATCGTCGAGACAGCCGCCGGCCCCCTCGATGAGATTGGCCAGGCCGCCGGGCAGAAGCTCCGGTCGATGAGCCGCCGGATGCTGGCCGTGGTCAAGGAGCAGGAGGACTGATCCTGGTGTAGAAGGGGCCCCATGGGCCGCATCCTCGCCTGGGTTGACGGGGCCGCCGGGCACATCCTCCCCTTCACCGCTCGCCTGCTTCACGGTATCGAAGGGCTCTCTCGGGGGCAGGCCCTGACGCTCACGGTCCTCCTCCCCGTCCCCCTCGCCCTTCTGCTCCTCTGGTGGCGGGACTGGGCCCTCCAGAAGCAAGTGCTCTGGGTCCTCGACCAGAAGCTCTCGTATCAGGTGGGGCAGGAGTACCGGGAGATGGAGCGGCGCAACATGGTCGCGGTCGGGGAGGTGGAAGCCCGCCTCCTCGGCTTGCAGGAGCGCGTGCAGACCCTGTCGGAACAGACGGAGCGGGACATGCAGGCGTCGTTTCTGGCTGTCCGGGACGACATCCTTCTGGGCCGTTTCCCGGTGCAGATCCTTGTGCGGTCGAATGACGACAGGGAGGCCCTCGCCGCGCTCCTGTCGTCGTCCGTTACCCAGGTGCTCCGCGAGACCTATGCGAGGTACAGGGTGGCCGAGCCGGAGAGGGCTGGCCGTATCCCGGTCGCCAACGCCTACGCGCTCGTCCTCGACGACGAACCCACCATCGAACCCGAACCCGAACAGGAAGAACCATGCCCCCCGAAGACCCGCAAACGCAGCACGAAGCGCAAGACGACCTGACCGACTCCTGGCTGGCCCTCGGGCAGCGTGTCGAGGGAGACGTGCCCACCGCGGCCCGGACCCTCCTCGACCAGATCGGGCCGAACACCCTGGCCTTCGGGGCCAAGGGGGTCCTCTTCTTCACGATCTCCCCCGAGGGCAGGATCGCAGTCAACCCCGAGGTGCCCCTCGACCAGATGGCCGAGGACTTCCTCACCCACCTGGCGTGCAAGCGGGCCAACATGACGCAGCGGCGGGTCCACCTCGGGCAGATCGAGCAGCAGCTCATCCTGCTCGGGCAGGCCGACTACCGGCACGAGGCCGCCCAGAGGGCCGCCGGGCGCGAGGAACCCCCGCCCGATGCCCAGCACCAGGTGGAGATGACAAGGGCGGTCCTGGAGATGCAGGTCCACCGGCTCATCGAGACCGGCCGCGAGATGGCCACCCGCCCCGAGCCCCAGCCGCTCGCCCCCGGTGTAGACCCGGGACGATGATTCACGCGACCACCCCCCGCACCGTCACCCTCCTCCGCGGCCTCCCGGGCTCGGGCAAGTCCCACGTCGCCCGCCTGATCCAGAAGGAGGACCGGAAGAAGGGCCTCCCCGGGACCATCGTGTCGGCCGATCACTACTTCGAGCGCACGGGCACCTACCCGTTCGACCGGGCGAAGATCGGCGTGGCCCACGCGACCTGCTTCAAGTCCTTCCTCGACGCCGTGGCTGGGCGCGCGGCCGGTGGGCCCGTCATCGTCGATAACACGAACACGCACCCCCTGGAGATCTCCCCGTCCATGCTGGGCGCCGCGGCCCACGACGAGGAGGTGCGGATCCTCGAGATGGCCTGCCCGATCGAGGAGGCGGTCCGGCGCAACATTCACGGCTGCTCGGAGGACTCGATCCGGTACATGGCCGCCACCATGGTGAAGGACTCGTGCTCGCTCACCCCGGACCTGGTCGCGTCCATGAAGCCCACAGCCCGCGTCCTCCACTCCCTGCCCCGGGTGAACGAGATCCCCGAAGCGATCGATTCAGACCCCCGGGCCGCGTACTTTCGCCAGGTGCGCAACGGGGTCCCCGTCCGCATGGCCTGCCTCGACTACGTGCTCGCCGCCGACCTCGCCTAGATCGAGGTCTCGACGGTCAGGAAGGGCACGCCCCGGGGGGTGAGCACGGGGGCCTGGACGACCGTCGCGACGAAGAAGCCGTTGGGGGCCCGCGGGTCCCCGCTGAGGGTCCACTCGTCCTCCTTCGTGAACCGGCCCCGCAGGCTGAAGAGGAGGCGCTCCCCGGGGTTGTAGCTGATGGGGACCAGGGGACCGCCGCCCGTGCGGCTGGCGTAGGTGAACTGCTCGAAGGTGCGGGTGGTGATGAGCCAGCCCCCGGCTCCGATGATGCCGTAGCCGTACTCGATCTGCTGGCCCGTCATCGACGTGTACTGGTCGCTCGTCTCGTTCGAGCCCCAGATGAGGAAGCCGCCGTAGAGGCCCGTCGAGTAGGTCACGACGAAGTTGTTGGTGGGACTGGCCGCCCACATGACTCCTTGGCCCCCCTGCCAGCCCCCGGCCTTCATGGCATCGTCGAGGAGCACGGGGTAGGCGTCCCCGATGAAGAGGATGTTCACGTCCCTGTCTCGCGCGAGGTCAGCCATCGTTCCCCTCAGCAGACAAGGGTTTTAGCCGTGCCCCAGGTCGGTGTCGTCGTAAGGCCCGTCGGCATCCTCGTGGGGTTCATCCTCGGGGGCCTCCAGAGCGGAGACCGGCTACGGCACCTTGTCCGCCGGAGGGTCAGGCAGGATGTCGAAGGTCTCGTTGAGGTCGACCTCCATGCGCTGACCGCCGAGGCGCTTCGGGAAGAGGCTCACCCGCAAGGTGCCGCTCGGCATCTTGGCGATCTCGTAGATCTCGCCCTCCTGCCGCCGCTTGAGTTCGAGGGCGAGGATGAGGTGAACCCCCGAGCCCGTCTTGCCCACCGCCGTGGTCACCATGTCCCGAAGCATCACGGCCGGCAGGGCCTTGACGAAGCCCGTGATGTCCTCGGACCGGAGGCCCGGGGCTTCGAGTACGAACTTGAGGAGCCCGATCAGAGGGGTGCCCCGGAGCGTACGGAGGAGGCTCGACACGAAGTGCGCCTCGTAGAACGCCGAAGGGGCCACGCCCCCCAGAGCTTCGGCCGCAGCACGGGAGGCAGCCTTGACGTGGTCCTCCAGGGTACGGCTCGCCGGGTCCTTCTCTGGCGCCGGGGCGAGGTCGCCCCAGATCTCGTTCATGTCGTCGCTCATTCGGCGCTCCGAAGGCCCGCGAGGAGCCAGCGAGGGATCGGGTCGGTGGCCAGGTAGCCCACGGCCGTCCAGGGGCGCCCGTCATCCCCGCGGGGCGGCCGGTACGACATGCCTACATGGTCGAGGATCTTCTTGAGATTGGTGGCCGTGTTCGGGTCGCGCGCCTGGAGGTCCCGGAGGAAGGTCTTGATCCCCGCCTGGACCTTCTTCTCCGAGCTGCCGGGGTAGAAGATCACGACCGTGTGCGGGCCCGAGCCGCCCGCGAACACCTGCCAGATGGCGAGAAAGAGGGTGACGGGGAGCCAGGAGTCGAGGTCGCGGCTGGCGACCCCCCGCGTTTCCGGGAAGCCGCTGATGACCTCCCGCTCGACCAGGGTGGGCTCTCGCCCGTGAACCATACGGAATAGGGTCTCCTGGGATTCGTTCATGGCCCACCCTACACCATTTATCCCCTTGCGCTGGTATGACCGACACCGAACGCATGGACCTCCGCAGCCGCGCCCTCTTCTGCCAGACCCGGGGGTACGACCTCGCCCGCCTCTCTGCGTACATCGACGACCTGGGCGGCGGGGAGGCCCCCCCGGGCATCACGACCGGAAGCATTCTCCACCTCATCGCTCTGATTGACGGCTACCAGCCCCCCATGGCCCCCGCGGAGGAGACGCCCAAGAAGGGCGGGAAGAAGGCGCACAAGGCCAGGGAGGAGCCCAAGGAGGAGGCCCCCCCGGCCACCCTCCCCGAGCCTCCCGTCGAGGTTCCGGCGGAGACCCCCGCCGATCAGGCTCCGTGAGCCGCGGCCCAGAACGACTGGAGCTTGGCCCGGGTTGCCGGGCCGATCTGACCGTCTGCCGTGAGGCCCACCTTGCCCTGGAAGTCCTTGAGGGCCGCCAGCGTCTTCGGGCCCATCTTCCCGTCGGCGCCCCCGGGGCCGAGGTCGTAGCCCTGGGCGAGTAGCTCGGTCTGAACGTCGGCGAGGGACAGGAAGGACGGGATGCCCGGGAGGGCCGAGGGGGGCACGACCGAGGGGAGGTCGGGGAGTGTGATCTCGTAGAGCGCCTCCAGCACGGGACGGATCTTGCGGTAGCGATCCGTATAGATCCCGATGTTCGGCCCCAGGGTGAGCTGGTGGAGGATGCGGATCGCCCACTCCTCCGACCATGGCTCGATGTCCCCCATGGCGTCGAGGGCGAGGCGGAGCTGCTCCCCCGCCACGGCCGGCAGGTTGGCGGCGAAGCTCAGGTAGCCCGCCCGGAGAGCCCCGGCCCACCCGCTGTTGTCCGCGGGCGTCCCCGGGCCCCAGAGGGCCGCCCTGGCGTTCGGCATGGCGAAGCCCCGAAGCCGGGGCACCGTGAAGGACGCCTGGGCTTCCTGAGCCGCGGGTTGCTCGAACACGGAGGCTATCGCGGCGACCCAGGTACGGGCGTAGAGACGCCGGGGATCTTCTGGAGGACCCCAGCTCCCCCGCAGACCATCGCAGCGCAGGAACAGGGTCTGCTGTTTGGCGACAGTGTCGACCTCATCGTTGCCCGGCAAGTAAAACCGCCAGCGACCCCGACCGTTGCGCTTGAACTCCATCCCGGGTTCCATGGCAGCGGCCAGAGGGTCCAGCAGCGACGGGTCGCGCTCGGCGACCTTGCCCAGCAAGTCCGAGACGCTAAATTGGCCGCATTCCCCCCACTGCACAGCCCCCACCGAAAGGATCATGCGGTCATACGCATTGACCGCATCCCACTTCCCCCCTTCCGTCGCGGTCACGACGAGCAAGACCTTCTCGTCCTCGGTCGGGTTTGCAGGGGCAAGTACAGCACACGTACCGGGTGTCCACGGGCCCTCCCAGGACTTGTACTGGCCCCACCTCGTCTCGCTTACCTTCATAGGTGCCCCACTGTCTTGCTTCTCGTTACACACGGGCTAACATCGACCCCTGCGCCCACTCGACCTGGCCGGTCAGACCTTCGGTCACCTACAGGCACTTTATAGACAGGGTCGTACGTCAGGAGGCGCGGCCCTCTGGCGGTTTCGCTGTTCCTGCGGAACGGATGTCATCAGGCAAGCGCGCAAGGTCGGGGAGACCTCGCCCCTTACCACGCCCGTCACCCACTCCTTGACCCAGACCCGCGCCTCACAGCCCTTCCTCGGGCACCGGAGCATCCGGCAGGGCATGGAGCCGAGCACGTCGCTCGGCGGGCAGTCCTCCGGCCCGTATTTGAGCCGGTCGTTGTACCCCGGGCAAATCACCCTACGGACCTTGACCGGACCCTTGCTGACCCCCTTGATCGTCATGGGTTTCTGCCGTCGAGGAGCCGGGCGAGGAGGGCGGAGTGCGAGGGGTCGATCCGAAAGCCCGTGGGGAACATCCTGCTCATGGAACGCCCGTGGGCCTCCCGGATCTCCAGCCACGTCTCGAGGGTCGTGAAGCTCCGCCACCGCTCCTCGAAGGTCTCGCGGCTCATCCCCGGAGCCTCTCGATGAGGGCTTCGGCTCGCTCCCGGAGCACGTCGAGGCTCTCGTCGTTACGGAGGACGGCGTCGAACTCGTGGTCGAAGATCCCCCCCATCTCCTTCTCGCTCTGGTGCTGCCCGGCCGCCCCCCCGAGCCCCGCCTTGGGCCGGACAAGCCGGATCACCTTGCCCCCCCGGGCTTGGATCTGCTGCACCTCGTCGCGGAAGCGGACGTCGTGGATGAACACCCCCTGCGCGGGCGCGGGCCCGGTCAGGTTCCACGAGACCGTCTGCTCCAGACCGATCGTGGCCGTGTAGGTCCAGCCCGGCGACTCGGTCAGCAGGCGCGAGGCCCGGAGGCATGTCTCGACCCAGGTGGCCTCGTAGCAGCCCCGACCCCACTCCGTCCCCAGCGTCTGGAGGGCGAAGCGCGGCGTCAGGTAGCAGGGGGTGATGTCCTCCTCGCTCTCGCGCCAGACGTCGTCCTCGTTCTGGTAGAGGCGGGCGACCTGGCCGCAGCAGGCGCACGTCGACTCGTCGCCCCGGACGAAGTCCCCGGGGCGGAGGTCGGAGGTGTGCTGCGGCCTGACCCAGGTGTGGGCCCGGGGGTAGCGTAGGTCGGGCTTGCTGCGCTCCTCGGACGGCCCCCAGAGCTGCTCGACCGTGAAGTCGTAGACGCTGCGGCAGAGGCGCTTGAGGGGGTCCCCGAGGGCGATGGGGACGAAGACGGGGAACATGCTGGCCACGGTGCTCTTGCCGCTGCCCGCAGGCCCCGAGATACCGAGAATGAGAGGCTTGCTCATTCCCGCCAGATACCCCGTCAGCCCGCGTCGAGGTAGAGGAAGATCTCCAGCGACCCGTACTCCGTGAGGCCCATGGCCGTCGCCAGGCACAGGACCTGGGCCCCCTTGTCAGCCAGCGCGCCCAGGGTCCCGGCGGAGACCCCGGGCTTCCGCATGGTGTAACTGCCTATGCCCGCGATGTTGACCCCGAGGACCCACTCCCCCGGTTTATCTCTCGAACAAGCCCGGACGGGTATCCGAGGAGGGGCGGTAATCCCGCAGATCTTCCCAGGCGTCATCGGGGGTCATGTCTTCCTTCCTGCTGTACGCCGCGAACGCCGGACGGACCACCAGGGACGTCCCTCCTTTCACCTTGGTTCCGCACTGCGCGCAGAAGGGTGTGCTCTGAGGTCCGTGATTCGGGCACTCGGGCGGGTGGGGCACGGTCTCCCAGAGGGCAGACTGCTGGAAGGTGATGCCGAGGACGAGGACGAGGGCGAGGGTGGCGCTGTAGCGGATGCTCCTGCCCTCCCGTACACCGGGGGTCAGCCGCCCCGTCCGCCCTTGAAGAAGCGGACGAGGACCGCGACCAGGCCGTCGGCCAGGGCCGCGGTGAACTCGTCCTGCTCCCGGGTGATGACGTCCACCGTGTCCGAGCCGTACCAGACATCGACCTGGCGCTCCCGCTTCTGCTGGTGTTCCCACTCGTAGATGTGGGCCCGGTTCGCGGGCAGCCCCTCCTGTCCCCGGAGGGCGGGGCTGAGGGTCCCGGGCAGGGTGCAGACGAGGCGGTTGTCCGACCACTCCACCTGGGCCGCTTCCCCGAAGAAGCAGCGCGTGAGCTTCTCGATGGCCTCCCGGGGCGGCGCCTTGTCCTTCCAGTAGACGATGCGGTCAGAGGCCATGTTACAGGGCTTCCTTGGCCTGCACGGCCCGCCGCCCGGCCTGGAGGGTCGCCCGGACAGCCTCCCACCGCGGGGGCTCGATCACCTGGTAGCGGCTCTCGCCCGGCACCTCCCCCGCTTCCACCAGCTCGAACACGGTCGGCTGCCGGGCCATGATCGCCGAGAGGTAGGGACCGGGGTTCTGGCCGTACCGGGCGATCGAGAACCCCCACTCCCCGAGGCGCCCCTTCAGCTCGATGGCGTTGAGGACGCTCTCCTCCATCACGGCCGCCATGACGGACAGGAGCGGGGGGGTGTGCTTCGCGGGGGCCGTGGCGGGCTTCGGCGGGGCCTTCTTCGCTTCCGTACGAGCGGGGGCAGGGTCGGGCCGGTGGGCGCTCAGCTTGACGAAGGTGGCGGGCTCCCCCTCGATCTCGATCCGCCGGAACAGCTTGGGGTTCGACCGCAGGACCCCGTTGACGTGGGTCGGCGCGTAGGAGGAGGGGAGCCAGTTCCTCTCCCGGAGCGCGTCGAAGAGGGCCCTCACCTTCATCGGGTCCGGGCCCATGACCTGGTAGATGGCCCGGGCCATGGTCGGCCTGGACTCGATGCGCCTCTCCAGGGCCGCGGTGAGGGTCGCAGGGGCCTTCTCGGGCTCCTTCGACCGGGCGATGCGGAGGTGGCACCGCGACCCCCACGCCTGGCCCTCCGTACGGACGCGATACCGCGTGCCCTCCTTGCAAAAGGTCGTCGTCTCCCGCGCCAGGGTCCCGAGGAGGTAGGTCTCCTCGTCCTCCCCGTCCCTCGGCGGAAGCAGGACCCCCGGCAGGGCCAGGATCGCCTGGGGGGTGAAGGTCCCGGTGCCCATGGCGTCCACCAGGGCCAGCTTGTACGTGTCGATCGGGCTCCCCCCGGGGAGGGTCAGGGTCTTACCCTTCTCGCGCTTGGGCGGGGCCTCCGGAGCCGCGGGCGTGGGCGTCGGGACCGGTCCGGTGCTCATGGACGTCAGGAGCACGGCCAGGTTGGCGATCCCGGCCGCGTCGAGCCCGGGGAAGTAGGTCTGGAGCGTCTGGATGTTGGCGAGGAGCTGCCGGGCTGCGGTGAGCACGGCCTGGGGGTCGACGTGGGGATTGAACATGCCCCCCGCTACACCGTCAGCTCGCCTGCTCCTTGGCCGTCGCCTGACCCGGCAGGGTCACGTACCGCTCCGGGTGGATGACCCGGTAGCGACCGCGGCCCCCCTCCACCCGCTCGAAGACATCCTTGGTACTCGCCAGCGTGTGGTTCACGTTATCGATCGGACTGACCCAGTGACCCACCCGAAGTACGCCTTGAGAGACGCGCGTAGCGTGGCCCGGGTCTCCTCGGATACGACTCTTGGGTGCGCGGCGTGCTGTGCCAGAGCGGCTTTCCGTAGCTTCTGGAAGGGCCACACCCGGGCCGTGAGGGTGCAACCCAGGGCCACGGCCCGCAGGTAGACGGTCTCGCCCCTACGGAGCCCCGCGAGGGCGTCCCGGACGGCCTGCCGGGCCTTGTGCCGCTTGCGCTGGGCCTTGGCCTCCCCGGGCTTCTTCTTGGGTTCCCGGGACATCAGGTGTCCCCGTTTTCGCTCGCCTGAATCTTGGCCAGCTCCGTGCGGAGCAGCTCGACGGTCGAGGAGGCACCTGTCGAGGTCCCCGCGGCCCGACCGACCTCCCGGCTGGCGTTCTCGACGGCCCCGCAGAAGATCCAGGCAAAGTCGTCGACCTCGGCGTGACCCAGCTCCTTCGCGGCGTCCTTCACCGGGCCGTAGGACCGCCGGTGGATCGGGGTCGGCCCCGAGCGGTCCAGCTCCGCCAGATGCCTCGGGCTCGGGTAGCCCGCGTGGTCCCAAAACCCGTAGAAGGGCCACTGCTTGTCGTGCTCCTGCATCTGCATGAGCTGGAAGGACTTGGCCAGGACGCTGGCCGCGGCGACGTGGGGGATCGTCGCGTCCGCCTTGACGATGGACGTGATCCCCGTCTCGGCCGGGAAGACCAGGTTACCGTCCGCCACGTTCCAGAGCACGTCCCCGAGGGGCGCCTGAGCCCGGAGCCGGCTGTGGACCACCTGGTGCCCTTCCTTGAGGCAGGCCCCGACCCCCTTCTGGTCGATCTGCACGGGCGTGTACTCCACCATGCTGAAGGCCACGTTGCCCCGCAGGTAGCCCGCGAGGTTGTGGAGGCGCCGGTTGCCGGTCTTCTTGTCGGTGAGCTGCTTGCTGTCGTTCAGCATGGGGGGCCCCGACCAGTGCGGCAGGGCCATGACAGCGACGATGATCAGGTTGCCGGCCAGCGCGCCGTAGCCGGCTTCGTCGGAACCGATGAGGAGGGAATAGCCCGGGGGCGGAGTGTAGTGCATGGGGAATGGCTCGTGAGGGTTGCCCCCGGGCATACACCGCTCACGACGCGCCGCAGAAACCCGAGGAGGGCCTCGTAGTCGCGGGCCAGGATACCGTCGGGGAGCGAGAGGGTCAGCGTCATTTTCATGGACCCCACTCTCGCCCCTCCCACCCCCCCGGGCCAACT